TTCGTTGCCGGGTTTTGTAACGCCCTGCTGACTTATCATGAAGTCACCGTAAAAAACAGCACTTGCAAGTTTGGCAAATTCCGCCATTATTACATCGGTAAATATTGACTGAAATTTATCAAAAAGCAACCACACCGTCTGCTCATCATTCATTGCAACGTCAATAGCAGGGTTCACCCTTAATCCGCTATTCTCCGTAACCGTCCACGTTGCACCGCTTTTCAGCCTATAGTATTGCCCTCCGTATTCCACCACCGGGCAAGTATCTCCTGTGGCAGTGTATGTCTTACTGCTGTCGTAAACGCCTGCAGGGTAAACGAGCAAGCCTTCACGTCCCGGCAAGCCTTGCTGTCCGTCTTTGCCGTTAATTCCGTCACGAACAACCGGCACGACCACTTGATGCAATACGGCATCGCTCTCAGTATCTTTGATAGAGAATATTATCCGCTCTCCTATTTCGCTTGTTGCGATGTCGTTGCCCCCGATAGTGATAGCAGTGCCGTTCACTTCTATTTCAAGGGATTCTCCGCTCTCCGTTTCAAGTGGTTCGTCACTGCCGAAAATATACTCCTCCCACGTTGTGCCACCATCAATGCTGAAGAACAGCGATACACCCTCGCTTGCAAGTTCGTTCTTGCTCGTGATGCTACGAGTGCCTGTCCGACTGCTCACAAGGGTAACCGTACACGTTAATTTTTCCGGCTTATTTCCGTCTGCACGGATTGAGATAACATTTTCATTCGGCACGATAGTCCACACTTTGCTCTCGGCGGCATCACTATCCATGGCTGTAATCTTCGCCCAAGCGGAGGAGTTCTCGCTCGGTTCTTCAGTGCTACGGCTCATGATGCACTGCCACAAAGCATTTCTCCACGTTACGGTGTCATATACGGAATTCGTGGTGCGGTAATAATCTGTAAGGCTCGCTGCCGTTTCTGCGTTCCACAATCCACGGTAGTTTGCAGTTCTCACCGTTACGCCCTCATAGCCTATACGTATGAGGTCTTGCACTATAATACCTCGTGCATATAGATATGGCTGCTCGTAGTTGATGAGTTGCTTTATTCCGTCCGGCAAAATTCCGTCTGGTATCTGCCCAAGCACGGTGCCGTAATTCTCTGCCGACAATATCGGAGAGCGAACTCCTATAAGTTCCACAATTCTACCATTATCGGAAGAAATCATAAAACTGCGTTGTCGCTGATTGATGTACTTGCCGTTTTTAAGAACGATGAACGAGGAGTAATCAGAATTCAAATACGTATCTTGGTTCGGCTCTATAACGTTACCCCAACGGCTTATCAACATACCCTCGGTGAAAGCCCTGTTGGATATGCCCGGAACGTTGTCATCAGAGTACATCGTTAGTGTAATACTGTTTGCGTCACGGTCAAGTTTCTTAATAACTCCCCAACATCTATACCATTCTTTCGTAATCTCATTATGCACATTATTCACATAGCCATACACAATGTCCCCAATCTGAAATGAAATGAAATCCGTCTCCCAACGTTTGCGTATAACTGCGGTAACAGTGCCGTCTGTGTTATTCGTAATGCTCTCTATTGTGCCGCTATCTGCGAAGCTTGTATTACCCTCCAGAGCGTTCAGCCTGTTATATATGAGTTCTTGAATTTTCAGATAACTGCGGCTCACAATGCTCTCAAACTCTGCATTGCCGTCTGCATCAATCTTTGCTCCGGAAACGCCCTCGGCAAATTTATTTGTCTGCACACTCCCGAACTTCACATCATCACTTGACCTCACCGGCTGGTCAATCCACTCTCCGAAATGCTCACCGTCCCACTTGTCCGCATTGTCCGCCTCCACAGAGTGGTCTGCCTCTTTCGCATGGCTCGCCTCAACAGCACTGTCAACACTCCCGTCATTCTCACCACTTGCAACCCAAGCACCGTCTATCACATAATACGTCTTACCATTGCTCGTCTTGCCTACTATTGCCCACCAACCCTCACGAGGCTTCGGGTATCTCGCCACCAAATCCTCGTACGTCGGAAACAAACCCTTATTAGGACCAATAACATTCTCCGCATCAAGCCAACCCTCAATACGTGCGTCACCCTTTATCAAAGCATCACCCTGAACTACCACATCACCACCAACGGCAACATGGCGACCAACACCCAAGTCACCACCAACCCTCGTTATCTGTCCTTCACCGTCCATAAGCAAAACAACCCCTTAAGACACGTGCATAATAGAATTACTCAGTTGCGTCAATATCGTAGCTTTCTCGCTATCACCGTATGTAGCCGCCACAAGAGATGCTATCGCATATATAGCAGCCTCATAACAACGCTTACTGATTCTTATCCCACCATTATCATCAATTTTAGGATATGGAAGATAAGTAGCCATTGTCACTGTAGCAATGTTATCTTTAGTGCTGTAAAACTCCAGCACTCGCCCCTCCGGACGAAAAGACACCACACACAAAGGCTTCTGAGGAGTTCCACGAATACCACGGAAACGACTGCTCTGACGGTCATAGCCCTTATCATACACGGAAATAGCACGATACACCGTTCGCTCCCAATCACTCATACGAAACATTATCAATCGCATAAAATCCTCAGGCAGCATCACATAGCCACTCGTATCATCCTCCCAATGTATGGAATCACCGAAACTCAACGCATCTCCTTTTTCAATAACACTCTCCCCTACAGTCACAGGAACAGCGTTCTCAAGCAAATACGTCGGTGCTGCCTCATGAACTCGCCTCACCCCCTCCACTATCTTACTCATGATTATATCATCAAGAGCGAGAGTGTCAACATCGCCAAGTGCGGCTAAAGTGTCACTCTGCATATTTTGGTCAAGAGTGACACGCACATCTTTTATTATTTTGTTAACATCGTACGTCATGACTGAAATACGAATTTAATACCACATTCTAAACATGCAGTATCAAATGCGGATTTTGTTCTTAAACTTGTTGAAGTGTAATTCTTTTCTTTGAAATTTTCCTTCAGGTATTCAATTGCTTCTGTTTTATCAGACACGTATTGAACTGTACGATTGTCTTCCGGTTGTTCGGAAACAATTTCTTCAGTTGTTGCATCTGACGTACTAACAGCAGTTTTTGCTCGTGCAGCTAATTTTTCTTTCCGTGCCTTTTCAAATGGTGTGTCCGGTATTTCTACACTGCTTAAAAGGGCAATCCTACCATTCTTAAAGTGTTCACTACATTCAATAACCTTTTGGAAAAATGTATTTGATGTTGAAAACTTTGCAGGTGTTACACCGTACGCTGTTAATGCCCCTCCTGTGAAATGCACGGTTACAACTCCTTTTCCTACTTTTATCTGCATTGCCCAGTCCATTAAACCGGAAACTCCGTAAGTCTTTCTTTTCATATCTGTTTATTTTAAGGTTTATAAATAAAAAGTGACGAATGGCGTTTTGAGCCACCCGCCACTAATGGAGTAATGTACTCTATCGGTCGTTAATTATCGGCTTCAATTGTTCCTGTGTATTCTGTCCATGTCAAATCACCTCCTGATTTGCTTACTTTCCACAATGTGCCGTTTTGTGCAATTATACCGTCACCAAGCACATAGTCATTTGTAAAGTAATAAATCATACCGTCAACAACATCGTCTGCTGTCGGTGCTTGTTCTGCGTCCCAAATACTGTAGTTGGTAGCTGAATTTGAAGTTTCTCCCTCTCCGTTAATCCAAATATGGCAAGAACCTTTGAGACAAAGTGCATCCCATACAACAATACCTTTGCGTGTAGCTTCTTCACCCTCTACACGGTCTGAGAACTCATGTTGAGAGCTGTATTGATAGTGAACAAGACGGTCTTCGCCAATGAGAGCACCACTATTAGACCAGCCAAGGGTGTCAAGAGTAGGCTCACGTTTGATGTCAATATCGCCAAACACAGTATGTATGCGTGTCACACTCCAGCCAATAGGAGTTTGTGTGGATATAATTTGAATTTCTGGGTGTTTGCGGAAATCAATGCACTGTATTTCTTCAAGAAGATTTTTACCGGCAAGCAAAAGTGCAGTTTTTGGAACATCCTCTCCTGTAAAGAAAAGTTTTGCAAGTGCAATAAGCTTTTCAATTGTCCATTTGCCGGTATGCTGAAGTTCACGTTTGAACTGCCAACGAATACCCTCTGTAAAATATACGAACTGTTGACCGAGTTTAGGTACATTTACAGTCATTTTACCTTTCTGACCTGCCCACAAAGTACGATTGCCTGCACGCTTGAAATTAAGGATAGCTTGCTCTGCAATCATAGCCTGAGTAAAATTGATTTTGGTTTTTGTTTTATCAAAATAGTCTGAAACTACTTGATTCATTCCACGTTTCTGTAAATACACCAGCGTTGGCTGCGGAATGATGAGGTCTGGGTCAACTTCTTTCTGGGTTTCATAAAGAGCATTACCAAGCAGTGTGATTTTTGCTCCTGCAGGAATTTCAGGGGTTGTACACTGTGTTGTAGGTGTTGACTTCGGACCATTTACAGCACGACAAACGGGATTGCCACTTGCAGTATCTCGTCCGGTCACAAATAGCATAAGGTCTTTACCCGGTGTTGGTGTTACTCCGTCCGGTGCATAACCGTTTACTCCACTTACAAGAAGTGTGTGGTATGCTTGCGGAATCTGTTGGTCGTTGCTTTCAAGCGGAAGAATGAATGAGTTTGAAGCTCCTGAACTTACTTGACTATTTACTGTCAAAATAGCCCTTTGTTCGTCAATCATGTAATGTTCTACTTCCGGTGAATTTACAGCTACTTTTTTTGCTTTGAGCATCAAAGACATAAGCGGAGTGTCTTCGCTCTGAAAACGGAACAATTCTTGGTCTATGTCTGTTTGCACTAAATTGCCCGGAGTAATTCCGCCTGTTGCGTCTGATACGCTGCTGACGGTCGTTGCCTGACCCGGTACTTGTGTTTGCAAACCTGCTGTTCCTGTGGCTGTTGGTGCCTGTGTTCCTGTGCTTACTGTTACAGTCTCTTCCATCGTTATAAATTTTTTAGTTGTTAATAATTCTACTTACTATACCTTTCTATTAAATTCCCTTTACCTATTCCACCTGTAGCCGCCGCTACTCCACTTACTGTTACTGAACTTCCGGGCAATTGGCTTTTTATTCCTGCAGTTCCGTTTGTAACTTGTATCGGCTTGTCTTCTACAACTTGAACTGTTTCTTTTATCATCGTGCTTCGTCTGCTAATTCAAACACTGAACGATTAGATGTTTTACGTGTAGGTGCATTATTGCTTCCTGCGAGGTTAGGCATTCCGTCACCTTGTTTCGGAGTTTTAAGTTTTTCGTCAATTTTAGCGTTTCGCCCTGCCACCAAGCCCTCTGTTCTTGCATTTTCCATATCTGCCTTATAATTAACAGAGTTCAGTGCCATATTGACAGTCTCTTCCGTGAACTTTCCCATAAGGACTTCATTGCATGTGCGTGTCATCAATTCCATAGCGGAATCCATTACATCGTCCGGAATTTGTCGTTGTTGTTGAATTTTCTCCAACAAGTCCATGCTTTGTGAAAGATTACTCTTATATTCTTCATCAAGCGTTTTTTCTTTTGCTAAACGTTCTATGTATTTTTTGTTTGCTTCTGCATACTGCGTTTGTTTTTCCGGGTCGTTTATCAGTTCTGTTACACCGTCAATACCAAGTCTTTCAATTACAGCTATCCATGGGTCTTTACCTTTTGCCATATCTGCTATAAATTGTGCAGAGCGTGGGTCTTTGGAAAACATATCCGTAAGTTTGCCCTCACGGTCTTTGTACTGGTTGATTTGGTTGTCGTAATCGTCGTAATCGTCGTTAATCTGACCAAACAACTCTTCATCGTTTGAATATTCCTTATCGGGATATTTTTTCTTTAATCTTTCTCCCAGAATGTCGCGTTTACTTTTCGCAGACATCGGTGGTGCTTGAGTTCCAGCCATATTGTCTATTATTATTTTTGTTTCTATATTTTACTTTAGCAAAAGTAATATCATTATATTTTTGCCTTTTGTTATCTTTTGTGTTATATCAATAATATTTATTATCTTTGCATATATTTATTTTCCTATTACATAAATATTTATACTGCTTTGCCTATGAAATATCACGGTTGTATATTAGAATTTACAAAAGAACGTAATGACGAACTTATGAAAGCATTTCGTTCTGCTGTCGCTAAAAGTAAATTTATTGATATTACTGAAATTTCCGAGATAGTTGTTAATACTCCATGTTCTCGCTTTTGGGTATCGGAGGAAAGGGCTAAAGTTGTAATCGCCGCTATGTTAAAAGGGAAGCCTATCCTAAAGATTATGCGACATACCAAACGTGAAATGTTTATTGAAATACACAAACGTGTTTTAGAATTAAAAAAAACAAAACCGACTGCACCATTGCTTGAACTAGTGACAGAAGTAGTTAATTCTCCTGCTCCTAAATTCTATATGAGACCTCGTTGTGCTATGGAGATTATTTACAAAATTAAAAGCGGATTCTATAAAACTAAATAATACTAGCTTCCGAAATAATATTCGGACGCATTGCAGCATTGATATTGCTGATTTTATTTACTATTCTAGGCAACTCCATTTCGTGATAACATATTTGCATACCTATTGCTCTCGTCATTAGTCTGTCATCATGATGACCCTCGGAGGCTTCAAACACGTTATTTTCAGTTTCTATGTATGTCAAATATTCATCAAGACAAGCCTCTTCTCTTTCTATGTATAATCGTTCCCTTATTACTACTTTCAGATTGTATATAACGACCTTTTTAGTAAGTGGGTTTGTATGAAAACCAAACTTTTTAGGCAGTCCTTGTCTTATATCTTCTGCACTCTGTTTACGAGCATACAGTTGTTTCCCATATACATCATGCACAAGTGTTAGAATGTATTCCGCTTCTCCTTTCGTATTGTTTGTTTCCAGTGTGTTGCTCTCTATTACGAGTAAAGCGTTATTATAGTAAGCTGCTACTTGCATAGACTTCCAAGCAAGCCTGTCCATATCTATGTGACCATGCCACTCTGCTGCCACAACCGGAGGCTCGCCGTCTATCATATTAAGCCTATCTATCACAAGAATGTCTGCAAAGTCTGAATTTTCTGTATGACCTTTACAAACGTCAACAACAACTAAATACCTGTCAGTAACTTCTTCGTTATCGTTTTTCTCAACATCGTGCCACATATACAGCCTGCCATATTTTTCTTTTTGAAAACGCAAATTTTCTATTGCCTGCTCGCCATCATCGGCACTGCCATATATTTCCCCTATCCATCTGGGAGGTCTGCACCCACTCCTAAATTTCTCAACATCTTCGCTGCTAAATACTTTTCTCCCATGAAATGTAAATGCTTCTATGTCATCAGATGGATATTCCGAAGCCATATCTCCGTGGTTAGTATATTTACTGCGTTCGGAAACATACCAGTGTAAAGCTTCAAGCGTAGCACCTCGCTCCCATAATTTCCATAAATATGTACCCGGTTCTTCTCGGTCAGACTTTATTTCATCATTTTGTCTATTTTTGAAAAGATGCTCTGCAAAATGCAATTTTTCATCATCATTGTCAAATTTTAATTCATATTGTTGTTCAATCTCATACCACGGCACAAACATAGCTGCAAATTGATAGTGCCCTCGCTTGGCAGCCAAGTATTCTTTATGGAAAAAGTTCCCCACTCCATTGGGCGTTGATTCATAGACTATCATTGTTAACGGTTGTAATAAAACACCGGAGCATGCGGAACGGACTATGTCCTCAGGCTTCTTCCCGTCTGTTTCTTTCCATAGTGCGACCTCTGATAAATGCACAAGGTTGTAGTCTCCACCACGACACGAGTTAGGGCGTTCAGCTGTACCTATCTTAATTTTGCAATTTCTCTGCGGAACTCGGAATATACTGCCTGATTTACCTACTCCCATTATTTTAGGCTCGTTCTCCGAATATTCCTCATTCATTGAATGTAACATTTCTACAGGGTACTGCTTAATCATTCTGTCAAACATATCTTTGATTTCATCAGTACCTGCCCCTTGATGTGCTATAATAAGAGAGTTTAAACCGACTTTATGAATAAGCTGTAACCATGCCATATATATTTGAATAGCAGTTGAACCTCCCCATTGACGTGCTTTAAGCAACACAAGACGTATTGGCTTGTTTGCCCTCCGCATTTCCTCAAAGATGCTTATAAGTCTTCTTTGTGGTCTTTTCAGTTTGAAAAGCATATCTGTACCACCACCTTTACGTTTAATGTACGCAAACATCGCCGCCCAAAAAGGGAAATCGTATTTTACTCTTATCCTAACAAGTGTCTCTATCGTTTTTTCTACATTTTCTTTCGTTGCTTCAAGGGCTAAAACCTCTGTGATAAAACTCTTTATACTTCCTGATTCTCGTATCTTAACGGCAATAGGCTCTTGCATCATTTCAATAGGCACGTATTGAATCGGCACAGGATAGTCAGATATAGTGAGAGCAACACGTTCTCCTATGCTGCCCTCACCTGTTATGGGATTAAACGGCGACATAATCGCTTCACATCGCCGGTTATTTTCATCTATTAGTTGTTGAATAATATTATTGTCTATTCCTTTCACGTGCTGTTAATTTAGCCCATTGCTCTCTGTAACAACTGCATTTTCTGCGGGTCTGCCCCTTGCTGTATCTGTTGTTTAATTTCCGGAGAAATGCTATCAGGCACTTGCCCTTGCTGCATTTGTGCTTTTTGGCTCTCTATGCTTTGCAGTAATGAATCTGCAAACGGGAAATTGCCGGCTTTCAACAATTGCTCAAGTGATATAGCTTGCTTATCAAACAAACTCATAAGCATATCGTTTTGAATTGCCCTAAATACTGATGTTGCCTGACCCGGTGCCATACTTATATCCATTTCTACATCTCTCATTTTATTTGGGTCATACTCTACCTCTGAGCCTACACGCCCTACGATATTAAATGTTTTCTTCTTATCATAGAATTGTTGAATATTCTTAACGTCCTTATATGCAGCATCCACACTGAAGCATTGGAAACTGTCAAGGACATCAAGTAAACTCGTAGTTGCACTTTGCGTTAATTGTGCGTTGAGTGAAGCACTCATACCTGAGAATCCCGGTTTCCCCTGCAATGCTCCATTCACACCGCTTATGTCTTCAAAAAATTTGAACATAGCGTTTAGCATTTCGTACGTACCGATATTTGTGGAATTATTGGAAACTTGCTGTGGTATTGCTCCTGTTTTGCTTGGAGTATATACAACCACTCCGTTAAATTTAGCCCATGTATCTGCGAACTGCTCCGGTGTTGTCCCTTTTGGAATACACTCATCCGGAATTAAAAGTACACCTTTTGCACTTGCTCGTATAACCCAGTCATTAAGCGTAATAAGTCGGTTTGTGTATCTTTGTGTATCTATTAAGTCTGACACAAAGCTATGTATTTCTCCATCTATAAATGGGTATGCCTTAAAGACGTAGGGGTGGCTCTTGTGTTCGTATGGAGTTTCCCCCTCCATCAATATGTCCCCCAGAGGAGAAAGAAAATAGAAATACCAATATGAATCCACAAACCACTCTGCTTTGATAAAAGGAATCTCTTCGTAAGGAATTCCGGTGCGTTGTGCCTGCTCTAAACGGCGTTTGTTTTCGGCTTCAACAATTACTCCATAATCCTCAATATTGATTTTAAATACTTCCCCGGTATTATAATCATGACATCGCCAACGTGGTTTACTTTCTTTTCGCCATACTTCAATAACTCTGCAACGGCTTTCGTCTCTTGGTGTTAGAAAATCCGTATTTATATAGTCTCTTCTGAATCCAAAATCTTCCCAAGCATGTAAATTAACACCGTTTTGTCTTGCCTGACGGTATATGTCTGCCAGTCTTAAATAATCTTCAGGACATTTAGCAAACTGTTCACATACTTTGTTAAAACTCAAATCATGAATTTCTCCTATAAAAGAACAGTCCCACCCACGAAAGTCTCTCATATTGTTATCTATGAAGAAATTGTTAGGTTGAACATAATCTGTCCAACAGTCCATTCTGTCATTTCTCCAGCCGTATGATTTACGATGAACAACCATACCGCTAATAAGATACTCTTCCATACTTCGTGCATAGAGTTCATTCATTCGGTTTAGTTGCATATTATATTGCAACACGGTGTTCATTGTTTCAGCTTGTTTTTGCTCCTCTCTATCACGTGCAAAACATGTGGGTTCGGTTGATTGACTTCGGTATGTGCCTACTACGCTTCGCACAAGCCTACGTATAAGGTTTGTCTTAAGCGGAACATTGCCTTGCGACAATATGTATTGTTCTTCTGACATTTTTTTGCCATTAACACAAACCATGTCTCCCCACTGGTCGCCATAGTTATAACGTTTGCAGCGTTCCCTGTCATGACGAAAACGATACATCGCATTGTAATAACATTGTGCTTCTATAAGTATCTCCTGTGCTCTTGTTCTATCGTTTGGGCTATGCAGCATTTTGTATTTTAAGCTGTCTGCTTCTGAACAACAATCCGGAACTACTACCTTGCTAAGTCTATGAAGTATTTGCATATCGTTGAAATATTTATAAATGTCGGCAGCAAATTTAATAACTGCCGACACTCTTTCGTTGTTATCTATTGGATTGTGAATTATGTAAAGACCAATACTTGTTTAGAAATTCTTGCATAAGACGGTTATTTTGCGTTAGTGCATTTTTTCTTACATCGGTATCCTCTGCATCAAGAACTTCAATCATACTTGCTTTATAGTCAAGAATCATCTTATGACAAAGCTTTGCCTCTTCACTGCTCTCGGAATTTAGATATTTGTTAACAATGTCATCAAGCTGCTTATCCATGTCTTTAAACATAAGATATTTGTTATATTTTTCATATTCATCTTGATTGCTGTATATATCATTCCATTTTTCAGCAAGCTTCACAAAATCTGTTTCTTTCTCTATAGATTTAACTTTTTCTTGCATTGCTTTATACTCTTCAGCATGTTTCTCGTACGATAAATTAACCGTATCATTTCCAAGTTTGTTTACACGCTCTTTGATTTTACTCTTGGCAACGTTTTCATACTTGTTTATTTGTATTGAATCGTTCCATTCCCATGGGGCAACCCAAACGTCTCTTTTCAGCTTATGACGTGCGTATCTTTCTGCTAATTCTTTTGGAGAGTAATCGCTTACTTCATCTCCTGACAAATCAACTTCATCAAAATACAATTTGTCAATCTGGCTTTTGGGAACATTTAATATACGACCAATACATATTGCTGCTTCATGAGCAAGACTTACATCACCACCGCAAGCATCTACAATACCCATTACTGCCTCAGATATAGACTGCGGATTAGCCCCTATGCCGGTTTGAACTGCAAGATTTACAATATCTGTAACAGCTTCTGCGTAATGGGAGCTATTGAGTTTTGAGTAAATATTACTTATATCGCTGGCAAAAGGCATATCTTTTGTCAAGTATGTCGGATTACCTTCTCCAAGAAGCATCATAGAGCCTGCTTGGCTCATTACATCGCCTCCAGCTAATCCCTCTATACCTCCAAACATAGAACGTGTTAAAGCTTCGTTTATCATTTTTTGCTTTTCTTCATCATCATCTCCGAAAAGCAAGTAATACGCATTTGAGCCTAAATACCATGCAACCTGCATTCCGAAACCAAACAAAGCAAAGTTTACCAAATCTTTAATTATTTGCCTGTTTAGTTTTCTTTTTGCGTTTGCTTCTGCCTTTTCTTCGTCTATTCCGTCTCGTACATATTGTTTTTTCATAAACTCAATTCGCTCCTCTCTTTTAGAGAAATTTAGGTTGCGGTTTATATTGTTAATTGATTCTACAAATTTACGAGTATATGCCATTCTTGCATTTCCGAAAAGAGAGAATACCGTTGATGCCCATGTCTTATCTATTTGAATAGGAGACACATAAATACCCTCACTTGACTGTTGCGTCTGGTTATACGCAGTTTCTGCATCTTGGATTGCTTTTCTTTCGGCTAATTCTTCACTATAACCGTCTCTGACATACTCATCAAAGCGTGTCTTATAGATTGAATGAGCACCTATGCTCACAGTCAATGCATCAATAAATGCGTTTGGTGACATGCCTATTCTGTTAGCTATGCGAACCCATTCTTGTTTCCACAAACTCCAGTCTTCTCCGGTTTTTAGCAAACGTGGGTCACCACTCATTCTGCTATCCCAACGTTCTTTAAATATAGGCAAGTTGTTGCTACACCATTTCCATGCTCCTACAGGATTAACAATATCTTGTGCTATATATTTAGCATTAACTTCAGGCAAATATGCCGGGAATGAGAGAAGCTGTTTTAATGCAGTATATAATCTGAATGACACTTTCGCAGTTGATGCTCCTTTAGCAATATTTACAGCCGCTGCATCAAAGTTTCCTCGTTTAGGTCTATATCTTCCACAAGCAAGTTGGCAAACATCATTAAACGTCCTCCACAATTTTTCGCCGCTTCCGTAAATTGTTGTCATATTTTCTACTTGATTGCGAAATCTTTTATACGTACGCAACGTATTGATGTCTCTATACATTTCAGCGTATGCATTCCAATGCTCAGTTGTCGCAACGTGGTCTAATATGACACTCAACGCATTTGAGTTTAGCAAGTCAAGTGCAAGCACATTTCTTCTACGCTTGATGATACTTCCGGTAGTTGTGCTTATGCCGTCATTATATTCCTCATTATCTAAATCTTCAGCCTTATCAACTCTCGCATTTGCAAGAATCTTGAGTGGGAAATAATGTTCTATAGCCGCCATTGATGCACCGAAAAGTCGCTTATGAGTTTCATTATATTCATTTCGTGTTTTTACAAGGAATTCGTCCTGTATCCAATCTGCGAGTTGTATGAAACGTGGGTCAAGTGTATTCTTTATCTCCTCAACCTTTTCTTCCGTAATTCCCATTTTACGGAGTTTCATACGTCCATCAAGCATCTTATCTACCATGTAAATATACATTAAATTTCCATGCGATACTTTGAAAGTCTCAGGCTTGCCACCGTTCTTGAAAACGACATCAACTTTTGGCATTCCATTGTCTTTCTTTATTAAATCGCCCCATGAATCTACTCCAAAAATCTCTTTCGCTTTATTGTCAAGAATTTTGTATTTACCTCTTACGCCTTTTATCTCTTTTTGTCGTGCATCAATTATTCCTCGTACAAAGTAATTATACAAGTATCCCTCACCGTTCGCACTCTTGCTACCAAGCATTTTCATCATTTGTTCAAATGTAGCAAGAGGAGCCGTGATAAATGAGAACAGGTTGTCATTCACAATTTTCCCTAAAAGACTGAGTTTGTAGTGTTCCTTACATGGATGTCCCTCCATATCGCTGTTTGCATAGTGCTGAATATCACGAATACGTTGTTTTTGTTCTTCCTTAAACTGAGATGCTTTTTCAATGCTTTCACCTACAGTGCCGGAAAGTTTATTTATTAAATCGTGATATTCTTGAACTCTTTCTATTCTGCTCTGGCGGATAGCTTCCTCAAGGCTTGATTTCAGTTCTTTATACTCATCTGTTGCTCTTTCTTCTTTGCTACGGCTTGAATATACTTGTTTAAGTTCTTCCCTGAGATTGGATTCTTCTATTTCTCCGGATTGAATATTATCAATGTATTCCATAGCGTACTGCAATCCGGTGTATTCAAGTGTAGCATCTCGTGATACGGCTTCATCTTCACTGCCAATTCTGGCTTGAGCTTCAGACATTCTTTGCACAATATCGGCTTTTTGCCAACCTCTCGCTTTACTGAATGTCCGCATTACTTGTACTCCGTCAGGGTCAAGCTGCCCCTGCACCTCTACGCCTTTCGCATCTACTTTGCTACCCTTTATCGTTTCTATTGAGTGAAGGACATTTTCAGCGTTCTTTAGCTGATTATTGACCATGATGTCAAGAATTTTCTGAACATCATCCTCAATATTCTCTTTACCTACACTGTTCTTGACAGCAGCAAGTAAACGCATCATTTCACCCTGAGACATATTGCTTATATAGCCGTTTTGTATCAATACTCGTGCAAGGTCATATACACGTTTAACAGTTGCCTTGTCAAATTTCTTTTGCAGGCTCATAGCCTTATTAAGACTTGTAAGGTTAGCATTTATAGCTCTTACTGCTTCGTTCCTATAGTTTACATTATCTTTGTGATTCATCGCCAGACGAGTTGCAGCCATTGTAATACGTTCGTCCAACCCGATGCTGCCGTCTTTCCATACATCTCCGGTTTCATTTGATTCACGATATAATGATGTATCTTCGTCTGCTAATTTACTAGCATCAAGCAATTTTTTGCCTTTATCGTAGGATTTTTCAACATTTTGTAGTAACTTTGCGAGCGGTAGGAGACCCTTTGTGGTTCCGTCCAAGTCATTTAGGTCACGAGCTTCAAGCTCGCTATTAAGGTCGTGGCTATCATTAGAAGTGTTGGATTTGCGGGACGAAACTGAAAATGGCTTCGTCGTTTGACCGCCCAACACTTCTATTTTTGTCACCTCGTAAGCATAAACGCCGTTACCTTCATTTCTGTTCTCACGCATAAGCGTCATAACACGATATGACTTACCATCTACAGTAACGGCGCCATAGAAACGATGCATTAGCACATCAGCATTAACCTTATTTGTGACACGCACACCATATTCATTCTTTAGATAGTCCGGGTGCTCCTCAACTTCTATACTCGCCCCAATAACTTCATCAAGATGTTCGGCTAATGCAAGATGCACGCCTCTGCTGTCACTTTTCTCTTGCTGCTTGGGGTTCAAACTTTCTTTTAGTGCCCTCCCCGATATAGAGTAGTCAAACTCTGCACCATAGTTTTTATAGTGTAACGTCCTTGACTCTCCATCAGGAACATACTTTTTCTTAGCTGAATCTAAGGCTTGTTGTGTAGCCTCTTTAATATTACCTGTATATTCATGTTTTGGCACATCAACTACTTTCACCTGTGCATCATTCAGTCCGGGCATTACAGTGCCTTTATTCTCTACTGCTTTTCTTTGACGAGCTTTGAACGATTCAGGAGAATCACCCATAGTGTAAACAGCAGAATCCTCAAGCCCAAGTTCTTTACGCATCACTATGTCTCGTGCTACATCTATCGGGTGTTCCTTGCCATGCTCTAAACGTTCTTTACTTCGCCATAACATATAACGCAATTCGTTATCTCCGAGAGTAACCCACTTCGGCAACTTCAATGAGCCTAAGAACTTGTTTATAGCTTCCAGAACTGCGTCCTTAATCTTCTGCCAGAGAGTTCTTTCGCCTTTTGTGAATTCTTCAAACGGCTTTTCCGCCATTTCTCCAAACAACTCATCTACGGCTTTTCTCCTATGCTGTTCGTAGTCTTTTGCCTTTTCTCCGTTCTTAGTCGCATCATCAAAGAAACTATTTCCGGCTTCACGGTCTATCTTGGATTTCAATTCGTCTTGCAAATGGCTATAAACCTCGTCAAGGAACTTGTCGTAATTTTCTTCTCCTACAAGTTCACGTAAACCTTTATGAGCAACTGTTTCGTGGAATACCGTTGCCGAAACGTCTTCTACATCCGTGTTATTATCAAGAACTACGTAAATCTCACCGGTCTTTTTGTCATACCATCCTTTTGCATTTCTTCTTCTGTTCTCTATCTCCTTATTTGCATGAGTGATGCTATTAACATCCTCTATGATGTTAATTGGAGTATTAAGTTTTTCACCAAGAACTTCCGCCTGTTGACGTTTCATGCCTAAGTCTTTACGCATTGTATCACGTATTTCGGCATTTAGTTTATCTACTTGCTTATCAGTAATGGCACCTGCTTGACGTTCTTGCGGTTCTCTGCCTGATTCTTCAACCATAGCATCAACTTCAGACGGTCTTAAAATACGGTTTACTTTCATAGCACCTGTTATTACCCAATCATCAGTATTCGGGTCTGGATTGGTGCGATATTTATATGAACCGTTTTCAGGTAAGTAAGGTAGTCCTGCGAGTGAATGTTGGAATTTACCATTCTTATTGATACCATAACTCATTGCTTTTTCTTGATAGTCAACATCGTTGGCATACTCTACTTCCGCCCACACGAAGTTTGCAGGGAATAATTCACGTTGCCCGGTTTCAGAATTCAGGCGATTAAATTGTAATGCGTATGGGATTTCACCAAGATGCCATCCGGGTCTGTAAGAAAGTTTTCCACTGCCCCCTTGCGTTCCTTTGCCTCCGGCTTTTACCTGCTGTCTGCCTGTTTTTGTAACACCTGCTATAGGTGCTGCATCTGCATCAAGCCATACACCAAAAGGTGTTGCCTCTCCGTTAGGATTAGCCACCATTGGAGGATATAGTTTGCCATTCTTTAGCACGAATACTTTATAACCTATACCTGTTTTTGTTGGCGGAGCGTCTTTGCGAAGTCTATAAGCAACATTATCATCATCATCTTCTACTTCTTCGCTGTCTTCTTCAGTATAAGTAACACCTTTCGCTTCTTCTACCTCGGAATCCATTTCTGCATATTTAGCCTCTTTCTCTGCCAATTCTGCTTTCATTAACTTTTCATACTCCGCAAGTTTTTGTTTCGCTGTTTTCAAAGCTTCAGCATGCTCAAAAGGTTTACCCTCTCGTGCAACAATCTGCTCTAATTCGCTCTTGTATCTTTCAGCATCCCTTTCTGCGTACTCAAGTCTTTCGCGGAAATCTTTTCCGGTCAATACATTGTTTACTATGTCCTCTAAGGCGGATTTAAGACGTTGATAATCTACCGGGACATCTTCAAGTCCAAGTTCTGGACAAGAGTATGTCATTTGAGTTTTTGAATAGAAACTTATTGACAACTGCCCTTTTTCTTGTTTCTGCTCCTTATTGATTACACGATGAATGTTAAAAGTGAAACCACCGATTTCAACTGCGAGGTCGCTCGTTGCTTTAGCATCATTTCCGTATGCAGTACGTACTTTCTCTTGTTGCTCTTTTTGTTTGCTGTTATAATCTTTAATATAATCAGCCATTGATTCAATACTTTCAAACGTTTTACCGCCTACTTTTATTCCATCTATTTTAGCTGATTCAACTTTAGCAAGTGCTTCCTTACTGTCACTTATTCTCTTCTCTGCATTTTGAATAAGACCTTTTAATCTTGGTTTTTGATTATGTATATAGGTTTGGTCAACTTCATAACCTTTCTTTTGTGATTCCAGTTTCCTAACCTCTTTTTCAATTTGATTCTTAAGCAGTGCATATTGGCTACCGGAGAGCTGTGCAGTCATATCGCTGAATAAGTCCTGTTCTTCTTCAAGTACACGGTTCTCCATGGAGTTGCTGATAAGTTTTTTGCTCTCCTTTATGCTGTCTGCTATTGCTCCTTTTGTCTTTAATCGCTGATACGCAGTCACATCAAGACTGTCCTCAACTCCAAAACGGATAACTCTCACAGGCAACCCCCATTCATTGTGTAAATTACCCTGACGTAAAATACGTCCGTTACGTTGAGTGTAGTCCATAGGACGGTTCGGTGCATCAATGTGGATAAGAGTATGCAGGCGTTCTTGAATGTTCACGCCGGTTCCAAGTGTGAACGTACTACCCATTATTACTCGCACTTCGCCGCTATTCACTTTATCAAACGTTTCAAGTTTCTTTTTTATGGACATGCCTGATTTCATTACAACAATCCGCTCTTCCGGAACACCTGCCTCATTGAGTTTCTTACGAATATCTTCATACAGATTAAATCCGGTTGATTTATTCATGTAATTATCCGCAAAAATTGCAACAGTGCCGTTATAATCTTTAGTATCGTTCAGGCTGCGTAATGTTTGACGAACAGCTTCATTTGTTTTGCTGTTAGGCTCATCCACTGCATCTTCAAGAACCAAGCGTGCATCAACAGCAGCAGCTTTTGCTATGCCAAACATTTTTACTGGTATATAAATGTTGGCTTTCTTTTCTTTGCCACTCATTTTATCGTATGCGTCAAGTTGCGACTTAACGAATTTCATTACGCTTCGTAATGCTTTTGTCTGCGGCAAATAAATATCTGCAGCCTTGCCTCCTTCAATTTCGGGTATTTTGTCGCTTACTCCTCCTGCTTCTCTTGTTAATACCGTATCAGCTATACCGGACCATATACGAACAAGTTCCGGAAGATTGACATAACCGGCAAAACGGTTATTCTCCTTAAATTTACCATTGGTAGAAAATTCAAGCATTTGCTGTATATTACCAAAATTCCTTACAAAATCGTCAAAGTAATATATGCCATACTCTTTCATCGTATCAGCAGGCATCAAATAACGCATAAATGTCCATATCTCAGCCGCTGTATTGCTTATAGGCGTACCGGTTGCAAACACAACGTTCTTATAATTGTTCTTTTCAAGAACTGCCTGTGTTTTAAGATAAGCTCCTTGCGATTTTTTGCTGTATGATGAATCCACGCCTTTTACACCTCGTTGCATAGCTGTAGCAAATCCAAGATGCTTGTATTCGTGTGCTTCATCAATGAGCAACGCATCAATGTCCATTTCGTCAAAGTCTATAACATCGTCTGTTTCACGGTCAAGCATTTCCTGTGCTTTTGCTTTAGCATTCTGTTTAATCTTTGCTTCTCGTTTCTTGTCTTTCTCTCCGCCGCTGTTGCGTTCATTAACCGATACTTTCAAATCATTAAGTTCATCTTGCAAAGATTTCAGTTCTCTTTCTGCTTGACGAATAGCCGGGTCTTTGCTGTCGCTTGACGCATCTCGCATTTTTTCAAGAACAGCCATTTTTTCTTCTACTTTGTCCTCCACAAATCTTATCTGACGCTCCTCACTATCAGGTATAAGTTCAAATACGGATTGAGGAACTACAATCATATCCCAATCATTGTAGCGAATCTTGGCATAAAAATTATATCTGCCCTCTTTCTTGCGGTCTGTATCTTCAAGTGTAAGTATCTTGGCATTCGGATACAATGCTTTTGCACTTGACACAAACTGACCTACAGTTGCATTTTGCACCACTATCATAGGTTTGCGTGCCGTGCCTAGTCTTCGCATTTCCATAGCTGTAGTAATGAGCGTATAAGTTTTACCTGTACCAACCTCGTGTGCAAGCATCAAAGGTTGTGTGGTTGCTCGTATTACAGCTTTTGCTTGATGCGGACGAAGTTTGAAATTTTTACCATTGACAATGGTTGCCGCTCCCCCAAAATGTTCAGGGATAAACTCATCAGGTATCTCTAATGGGACGCTATTATTGAAAAGCTCGTTATATGTAGTTTCCATTCGTTCAGACATAGCCGGGTCTTTCTGCATTATATCTCTTGCCCAGTCTTTAAAATCTTGGCGGATTTCATCTACTTTGCTAGCACACAACATTGTAGCCTCTTTATCAACTATTGTTTGTGTGCTCTTATTACTACCGTAACCTGTTGTCTCTGTTCTGCTGACGGTTATAGACTTACAAGTTATTGCAGCTTTTATCAGTTCGTGACCATAGATTGTTTTATTACATAGTTCGCTTTTCACGCCCATTGCCTTATTTTGCTCTCTTTCCACCCAATAAGGCTCGTTCATAACCCATGTTCCGCCGGCATTCGTAAGTTTAACATCTATGCCTGTGCGTTCTTTCACAAAATCTTCGTATAGCTTAGGCTCTACCCATGAAGACCCGAGAGTAAACTCAATAAGGTGTGCAGGAATATTCATAGGTATAATTTTTTCTAAAGCTTTGATATTTGTATCATAGCGTCCGTCAATATTGTTTTCTCTCGCTTGACGGAGTTTTTCACGCACATTCCCACTAAGATATTCGTATGACACTTCCATTTCCGTGGTAACCGGATTTTCAAAGCCTAGACCTTTAGAAATGATTTCATTGCGTACTTCCGCTTCTTTCAGTCCTAGTTGTTCTGAAATATATGGCACATCTATACGACCATTCAGATAAATGCTCGTGATAACACCATCTTTAACAGTAGTCGGTTTCGGCTCGTTTTCTTTTTCAACAACCCTACGGAAGAAAATGTCAGTTTTGCCGAAAGTTTCTATTCTTTTTCCCGATTTATCCCCTGTTTCCTTGAAGTTTTCAAGTGCTGCGATACTTGGAAAATCAATATCTTTTCTTAAGAATGGAATACTTCTATTATTATTTAGATGTCCGTAAGTATCAACAAAGGTATCGTAAGCTTTATTCAGTTTCTTGAGTTGTTCTTGAAGTCCGGTCTCATCACTATTATTTGTTTGATAAGACAACACATCGTTGAGAGCATCTTTAATTGCTTTGTATGAATTAAAACATTCCGCTTTTGTGTGACCTTTTACTTTATTGCTATTTACGTCTAATGGAACAGCCTTGCCTTGTTGTGCCAAACACAAGTTACCATTCTTGTCAAGAATCATGCTGCCCTCTTTGGCATCTTTACCTAGTTCTTCATATACTACTTGTGTGGGCTTTAGCTCTTCTGCTTTGTCCCAATCCATATCTTTGAACTTGCTTGCCCACTCTGCTAAACGCTGCTCTTGGTTTATTCCGTCTTTCGGGTAAAGTCCAGCAGAAGTCGCACGATAGCTATCGCCTCTTTCAAAAGCAAAAGCCATTTCGCCTGCCATATCTTCCGGGTGTTCGGCAAAATGTTTGTTGATGTCAAGTGCGAGGTCTTTAATTATTACCTCATTGCTACCACGTTTTGTTTCACCGGTATTATATTCAACGGTGCGTATAGGTGATGTACTGCTTATGTCAATAGCATTTGCACTCTTTTTGCCGTTTACTCGCTTACGGACTACAATAATATCTGCAGTTACACCAGCTCCGCCAAACGTCTGATTATTCAAACGGAATGCACCAACTACGTCAGAGTTACCCTCGTTTGTAAGCCATAAACGCAGTTTCGCTGATGTAGGACTGTCAAGAGTACCGCTACTGCTGATAAAAATGCCTAAACCGCCCTCTTTGAGTTTACGAACATTTTTTGCAATACAAAAATCATGTATATAACGGAATTTTCTTGAAAGGTCTTTGTCGCCTGTAGTATCAGTAACTTTTATATCTCCAAAAGGAACATTGGTAATGGCTAAATCTATACTGCCATTTGGGACACTTACTGTTTCAAATCCCTTTATCTCAACATTTGCATCAGGGTAAAGCAAAGACAATATGCCACCTGTAGTTTCATCTATTTCTACTGCATGAAGATTACTGCGTTCGCTTAAGTCCATTGGCATTAAGCCAAGTATTTTGCCTATACCTGCACTACCCTCCAGTACGTTGCCGCCACGGAATCCCATAGTCCTTGCTATATCCCACATTGCATCTATAATAGGAGCAGGAGTATAGTATGCCGTATTACGACTTAAGTTAGCTGCTTCGTATGCGTCAGGAGATAATAGGTTACGCAAACGTTTATCATATTCCGTGTATTCCTTAAATGCTGCTCCGAGACCTCCCCAACCACTAAATTTGCGGAGTATCTCCATGTCTTTCGGAGTTGCAGATGCTCCACTCTCCATTAGTCTCTGCATCGTTTCTATCGCTGCAATATTTGCGTCAATACGTGATGCCGTTGACTTTGGAGCCTGTTCCGATGCTCGTTCTACATGATTGTTACGAACATTCTTACGTTCACCTGCTGGAATCGGAGAAAGTTCCTTTTGCGATTTGCTTACATTTGACTTGCTATCAGATAATTCAGATACTGACGTGCTTCGTCCGGTGTTAGACATAGAATTGCTTCCGCTACGTCCAGCCATTCCTCTTGAGTCAGTTCGCTCATCTTCATATTGTTTGCTCTCTCCCAACGATTCATTCTGTCTGCGTTGGTATCCGCTTTCTCGCTCGGAAGTGCCGGTGCGAGGTTGTAAGTGTACTTCTTGCCCATTGTTATTATCTTTAGTTTCTGCAAAATTAGTTTTTTCTACCAAATTATCAAACAAACTGCCTAATTGTTGTTCCGGTTTAACAAGTTTTTCTTTAGTTTTATTAGGAGCTTTGCCTGATTTCAGTACCTCAAGAACTTGCTTTGTAGCTTTATCTGTTTCCGACTTTTCAGGCAGATAATCCTTAGCCAATCGGCTTACTTGTTTCAGTAAATCACTGTAAGTAACATCCGGAGATGTAAACATATTACTGCCATATTTGTTAGCACCACTCTCTTTAGGAGAATCTATGCGATACATTATTCCTTTAACTTGTAAGTTATCTGTAGTATGGAATATACTATGCTCGCTTTGTTCCGGGTCAATTCCGATATTGATGTAAAGTTCTTTACCCTCATTAAGTGGCAAACGTATTGATATATCACCGCCTGACGGTGCTATATTAGAGTTTACTATTGTTTGCTTTTTGCTCTTGCTGTATGAAGTTGAACTCGTAATCTTAAGGTCTATACCAAGGTCATCTGCCAATTGCTTAGCCAATTTTGCAGCATCTGTTAAAGCCTTCTTCTCCGCATTACGCATATAGCCATACGCCTCGTTGTAGTCTTTTTCAACTTCTTCTGCTTCATAATAGCCAAGCAATGCAAGCTGTTCATTGACTTTGTTTAAACTTTCGTCAATTTTGCTTTCTGATTCTTTTAGTTTTGCTCCATCGCTTGCATTTTTTGCAATACTTTCCGCTTCGCTTGCAATAGTTTCTGCTTCGCTTGCAATAACTTTTGTATCTGCTGCGATTTGCTGTTCTCTTTGTTTTCTTTGTTCATTTCGTTCTTTCTTTAATTTATCATTTGTATCTTTTAATGCTCTTTCAGCCACTTGTTCAAGTGCAATATTTTCCGCTGTGGCAATTAAATCTTTAGCTCCTGTTTTGTCAAAATTCATTACGTCAAAACTGCGGACTTCTTCGTAAGGCGTCATTTCCTTTTCGTAATCTGCCATTTCCGGTAAATCTCTTGCCCCATTATAAAATGCCTTTATGTATGGACGAACCTCGTCACCAAGAGCCTCTATTAGATTTTTAGCAAATTCGCCAAACTTACGTGCACCTTTTTTTAGCATCAGATAACTCATTTCCACTCCAATGGCGAATACTTCCGGGTCAACTCCCATATTCATTTGACCACCGAGTTTCCGGCGGAGACGTTCACGCAATTCTTCAAAGCGGTCTGCGTCTTCATCATTTACCCATTTGCTCTTTTCTTTAGGTTGCTCCTGATTTTTATTTGATTCTTTATTTGTTTCTTTATTCGTCTGTTCTGCTTTTGTATAATCAGTATTATTTTCCGAATAGTCGCTCAATTTTGCTTTTCCGTCTTTTTTAAGACCTGCAGCAAGATTTTCTACATTTATTTTTTTAGGTTGAGATACATTATTTTCAGGTAATTCAGCCTCTTCCCATGGGACATTAGTATAGATAATTGGAGCAAGACCGGTGTCAAGTGTTACATACCTTGCATCTGCATCATAAACTGTTGCTTCTTTGCCTTGATACATAATTTTGTCTCCAATCTTTATGCTATACTTCGCCAGTGCTTCGTTACGCTCTGCAATTCTTATGCTCTCATGGAAGCGAGGAAGCATATATTCAAACGCCTTTAATTGACCATTGACATTTGCAAGTTTTTCTAATTCGCCGGCTTTGTTTTCAGAAGTTTCTACACGGTCAAGAATAGCCTTTGATTCTTGTTCTAATTTTGAAATAATTGCATAAACACTTTGTATATCTTTATACTTGCCGGTTTTTATATCTCCTGCTATTAGTTCCTGTGTCTTATCAAATATTTCATCTTCCCTGCTATTGTCGTATTGTGGTTCTTCTTGCTTTGGCATGTCAGAAGTGACTGAATTTACTTTTATTTGTAAATCGTTTGTATCAGAAAATTTACGTACATTCTCTATTGACAGCGGCTGTGAGTCTTTTATTATTTCCTCATCGCCTTTCATAAGTGTTTCTGCAAGCTCTTTGGCAGCTTCTTCACTTCGCATCATAAATCCACCCTTTTCTTTATCATACCAACCACGGCTATCTTTTGCAAGTTCCTTGCCGGCACGAATTTCATCTTTTGACAAATCTCTGCCGAAAGTAACAAGGTGCATCGGTGAGGTTTTCCCTTTTTTGTTAGTGTAGCTTGTGGATGCAATTGTGTATGAAGCTTTGCTTTCTTGCCCGTTTTCATTCGTTTCAGCTTCAGCCGTTGCTACTGATACTTGCATCTCGTTAGGTTGCTCAATTGCAGCAAGTTTTTCCGATTTTTCTTGCTCAGAAACAGAATTATCACTACCTTTGTTGGCAGAAACGGTTGGCTTACTGTTGGGTTCTGCTGATGTAATGCCATTCTCGTAATCAGCAGAAAGCGAAAAGCCACTTGAAACGGCATTGTTCGGTTGCTGAAGTTCGGTCTTAGCAGACGTTTCTTTAAGAACATTCGCTAGAATGTCCCTATACAAGGAAATACCTCCGTGAGGCTGAGACGCTGCGGTTTGAAAGGTATTTCCTTTCTTTATACCCTCCTCCAAAAACACCTCATGCACATACAGGCGGTTTATGTTGTTGTCATGCATGGCACGACAGAATACATAACATCGCTTTCCATTATAAATTATGGGATAAGCAAAATAATGATTATTGACACCATCTTGCCTTGTTCCATCGGGCATAGTTCCAAGATACACGGCATTTGCAAAACCATCAACAAGGGAAGTTATGGCATCAAGTTTCATCTGTCCGTAGCGATGTGCCAATGAGCTTTCAACTGAATTGCGATTAATCTCAACCTCACCTGCTTCTGTTTCGTACCATTGAGGCTCGCCGACATTGTTGTCCCACCATTCTTCCGCAACTTTTCTTGCCGACTTGTCTTTAGTTGCCACAATTTGGTTTGGAGCAACATAGACTGGTTCTGCTGTACGTAGTTTATCTCCACGTTTCGTCCTCTCCTCATCAGACATTTCTCGTGGGTCTATCAGCCTTGTTGTAGTTGATACAGTTCTTTCAAATCGTTTATCCTCAACTGATTCTTTGATTCCTGCATCGCCTCTTTCAGCATTGCCATTCTGTTGAATGCCTTCCGCTTTTCTTCGCTCCACTGCGTCCTGTCTTGCTTTTTCAAGTTCTTTTCGCTTTCCATAATTATCATAAATGTAATTTAATACGTCTTTTAATATTGTCTCCTTATCTTCTACAGTACCTGTAAATATATCGGCTTGACCTGCAGCACTCTGTCTTGCTCTGTCATTGTATAATTGCAGCACTGTTTTAAGCAATGTTACTCTCTTGTCGTTAAGTGCATCTGCAATCAAGAGTATTGATGCATTATTGAAATCAGCTGCAGTCTGCAGTTCATCAGGGTCTGCAAATAGTATTCCCTGACGTGCAAAAACACTCACGATGTCACCATATTTCGCTCCGCTGTTTCTTGCTTCATAGCAAAGCTTTATCGCCTCGGAGAGTTCATTTTGCAGTGAGTACCCATTATCAAGCACAATATTATCAGCAATCTCGCCAAGTGCAGTGATAACAGTTTGACGCATTGCAGGCTCTTCCGTTAGCATACGCAACACATCAGGCTCATTACTGAAAGCCTTGCCTATAAGCATATTTTCCAAGAATTCACGACCCAAAGCGCTGAGCTTTTCATTCCCTTTTGCTCCATCTGTCATTTCTGCCAACTGCGTTTTAGACAAAATGCCGGCTTCTTTAAGTTGATAGATGGAATTCAAACTTGCATCTGCGTCTGAGTAAAAGTCATTTAGACTGTCGTATGATTTTATAGAATTTACTATTCTGCCAAACAACTCATCTTTAACGGTCTTACCAAGTTTTACTGCTTGTTCGGTTTTATTCTGAGTTTTTTTCTCCTGCTGATTGAACTTTGCAAATGTTTCTGCCGTGTATGGAAGTTCTTCAGCAAGCTCAAACGACACACTCGGGTGTTGCATACTTGTAACATCATCTGCCGTAAAACCAAACTTCTGTGGGTGATTCTTCAAGTACTCAATATATTTTGCATCAGTATTGTTTCGTGCAGCTATCTCTCTGCCCATCGTTCTGCCGTTTCCGGACAGTACTACGCCCTGCTTGCTAACAATTGGAACTTCTTGCAATGCTCTTTGGTCGTAACTAGCTGCCATATCTTTAGTATGCTGCTGTGCTTGTAAATCACGCTCGTAGTCACGGTCGTTAACGGAATTTCCGTTTTCGTCCATTGGGAATCCATCGGACTTCGCAAACGTTTCTGAATTGTGGCTCGGCGTTGTTGCACCGCTTTCATGGAGTACAAAACGACCCTTAACAACAGTTCCGTCAGGCAATGAAATTTCATCTTCGTAGCCATATTTTTTTGGGGTGGCATTGTATCGCTCCTCAATAGCCGGCATTGGATTGGCAAAACCAACTTCTTCACGTTCCGTTTCAAACTTCTTACGTGCTTCATACTCTTCTTGTGCTTTAGCCACAGCTTCATTGTGCAGCCTTTCTTGTTCTGCAATAAATTGTTGCTGTTCAGTTCTGCTAACACCATTTTGTATTTCACGTACTTTTTCCCAATAGCCTAACTCATTCTTTGCTTGTTCTATCTTTTCAAGACGAAGTTTCTTTTGTTCATTAAACTTCTGAATACTTTTGCCCATTTTAGGCATTGCAGTATTTTGTGCTTTCAGCAAATTCTTTCTCGCTTCTTCAACTTGAACGTTTACAAAGTCATTTGCCTCGCTTCTTGAAAGACCAGCCTCGTTATATACATAGCTATGTGCTTGTTCCGGTGTCGTTGCATACCAGTTTTCTTCTCCGTCTTCAAATCTCGGCATTGATTGCTGTTCTACTGTTTGTGTTTGCTGACCGTCTTGCGGTTTTTCAGCCTGAGTCTCGTCCGTGATAGGCTGCTCAATAGTGTTGTTCACAACATTATTGATAGGTTCTTGCTCTTGTGGCTGCTCATTAACAACAGTCTGTTGCGGTGTGTTATCTATCTTTGTTTCGCTTTCTGTAATTGTTTCACTGATAGGTTCGCTTTGCTCATTCGGCTTTTCATCACGAGTATAACTCAATACTTTTTTATCAAGTTCGGATTTATGCTCATGCAATACTTCATTATTAGAATAATATTCAATAATATTACCGTTCTCATCAGGAACAAATTTGCCATTTTCATAACGAACATATCCCATAATGACAGCGTCACTTTCCGTTCCGTCTTCGTTGCGGATAGCAATCTCCATATTCGGTTCGTATTTTTCCGGAACACCTGTTTTAACATTATTCTGTTCAGAGACTATAGGTTGTTCATTTATAGTTTCTGTTGTTTTCTCTTCCGGCTGTGAAATACGTTCTTCAGGACTGCCTTGTGGTTCTTTCGTATTCTTAGGATGTCGCTCATTATAGTCTTTTAGAATTTTCTCATCATGAATACGCTGCAGCTCTTTAATACTTACATTTTGTAGTGTGCCGTTCTCAAGGGCAACAGCTATTTCATCATTAGCCAAATCTATTGATAACACCTGTGCATTTTCTCCTGTAGGCAAAACAATATTGTCGCCGGGTTCAAAATTTAGCAGACCACGTGCGTCATTTACTTGATAACGAACATACATATTCCTTTCTCGTAATCTATCAGCCTCCGTTATTGAATATGGCTCTAAACCTTGGAGCACGCCAAAATCAGATGTAGGTGCAATAATAGTTTTTTTGTCAGTTGCCGGGTCATACACAACAACGGTATTATCACTCTTTTCTGCATCAACCGTGCCGTCTTCATTAAAGACTATATTGCCGTCAATCAAGTATTTTGTTCCTTTATCTTTCCCTTTTAGTACTACCGGGTGAAATTTACCATCTGCGTGACGTCGCTTTTCTTCATCTGCACGACTTGTCATTTCCAACATGTCTGCCTCATCACTGATGCTTTGTAAAACACCTTTCCATGCTTCTTGTGCAGCTGTATTATCTGGGTCAGACAATTCTATGCAAATATCTCTACGTTCATCCGGTGTTGCTTTATAGCCTCTCATAAAATCAGGGCTTTTATCTTCCATGCCCTTATTGTCGTCAGCTTCTTCGCTTATACCAAGTAAGTTGGCAAATTCTTCATTAGTATGCGGCACATTGGGGTCAACAAAATCAGAAGGAGCATCTTTTGTTTGCTCGGTAGGTCTTTTGACATTTACAATAGAGTATAGTTTCTCCATGTAGTCATCAATGGCTTTCTGTTCAGCTTCGCTACGTCTATTTCTTTCTTTGCCAATAGCCTTATCAACATCAACACCATAGTATTCGTTTATTTGTTCACGCAATTCTGCAGAGCTATGTCTTGTTCCCTGATTCTTGACATTCTCAAAAATCTCACCGAACAAACGATTTGCCGTCTCTTCATCTAACATTCTCACAAGCCTGTAGAGTTCAGGTGCTCGCAGGTTTACTCCAGGCTTTAAAGAATACTCCATACAAGCATCCCATAATCGTTTATTTTCGGCAACATAATCGTATGTACGTTCACCTATATCTACACTATTCAGTTCTGCCTGTCGCATAATGTTGCCGACCTCAACTTCCGCTCTGCTCTTACTGTCAAATGTACGGCTCGTTATTACGCCATTTGCTCCAATAGATTGAACGACATAGTCTTTTACTTTCCACTCTGAATCCTTGTTCTCAATCATATTGTAACCAAGGACAGAAGACATTGGCACAAAGTGTCCAGTAACGTAATAGTACATTTTTGCCCTTGCCGCTTCACTTATGGAGTTGTCTTTAACAAGTTCCACAAAGCGATTGTATGGCAACTCAGGCTCAGGAATATCTTTGCCGACCTTTACTAAACTCTTGTCATATTTAGCTTTCTGGCGTAAATATTCGCTATATTCCGACGTTAATTCGGTCAAGTCAGAATAACCTCCGTTTTCAAGTTCTCTTTTCTCATCATCTGTGAGTGACAGTTCAGGCTGACCGTCAAGAATACGGCGAAGACGTGTTTCAAAGCCGGCTTTGCCTGCCTTTGAATTCGCCAATTCACTGATAACACGAGGTGCGGATTTAAGTGCATGCTGCGTCTTAAAACCGGCTATCATCGCCAAGTTATCAGTCCACACGTCCATTATAGTGCCGTTGCGGTTCTCACGTATTCTGTCAATCTCTACTTGACGCTCTTTTTCATCTGCTATGTAATACGGACTATTTTCGTCGGAAAGTTGATTTATGAATTCCTCAGCATTGTCTATAGCATTATACATTTCAGGTACGGAAAAAATTGTACCCTCGGCAACAGTGCTTACACCAAGTTCTGCGGCACGCAATCCGGTTTTACCTACTGTGCTTGAAGTTGCTTTTACAAGTTTGTCACTTACATTGCCGATGTATGGTGCTATTATACCTGTAGCTGCACCCATTGCTAGACCATGTGCCACTTGTCCTCCAACTGCACCGAGAGAATAATCGCCTACCTCGTAACGTCCTGTTTCTTCGTTTATGCCAAGTTCACCGCCCCATTTAATCTGATTGAGAGTTTCGCCTAACCCCTCAAAGGTTGCAAAATTAGCACCGCCTGCTATTGCACCGCCAAGCATACGACCTCCGAGCGTTGTCGCAAACTTTCGCACAGCTGCTTCACCTACATACTTGCTTGCAAGCGACATTCCTCCTTTAAGCACACCACTGCCTACACCTGCAGAAGCAAGTACTGCCGGGTCTAAAGCGAATCCTGTTACCATTCCGGCAATACCGGCAATTTTATGATTTTCCCCAAAACGTTGTTCTGCAACTTCTTTTGCTTCCCAATCACCTGTTGTACCTGCTTGCACTCTCGCTGCCATTTGCATGAGAGTTCCGAAAGCATTAGCACCGGCTACTTTACGCAAGAAAAAATCAAGTGCATCTTTTGGTGCGTTTTGTTGCACAGCATATTCAAACATACGCATGTCGCTCTGCTCTCGTGCCATTTCTTTTGCGGCTTTCTGCAATTGCTCATCAGTCGCTTGTGGAAAACGATTCTTAAGTGCGTAGTGAATATCGTCTATAATAGCGTTCTGTTTTTCTTCGCCAAGCATATTCCACGCATCATCTGCCATTTCATACAAATCGTGGTATTTAAGGTGCGTGGATTCAGCAGATATTGAATTGTTAATCAAGTCCGTTCCTTGACCGCCTGTAGCATTATTCGCCTGTGCAAACCAACGAAGAAGATTTTTAAATGTCGGTGTATTCTTCTTAACCAAATAATCCTTAAAGTCTTTACCACTCGCTTCCTCTGCAGACTGCCATACGAGTGCAGCTGTGTTTTCAGGGTCAAATTTTTGTAGAGCAGTGTTTATTCTCGTTTCAGAATCTTTGGCAATACGGTTTCTCTTATGTAATTTACCCTCAACGGTGGCAACTTCCCATTCATCACGCTTTTTAAGATTTTCAAGAGATTGTTCAAGCGGAGTATTTACTTCTTCTCCACTACTTGTATAATATTTATCTCCCCAGATTCCTTTTTCTGCATTGAACTTACGTTCTTTTCCGGCACCGCTTCTTGCTTTCTGCATATTGTTCATCTGAGAAACAAAGTCTTCTTTAGACTTATCAATACGGTTAAAAAAGCAATTAAGGTTTACGTCCTTACGAACTTTTTCCAAGTCCTCCGGAGTGGGTTGCCAACCGCTTTGCTCTTGAACTTGCTGCTGTGCCTGTCTCTCTTGATTGGGTTGTTCTGATGGCAGTTGTTGTGCTTCAGCATCATATTGCGAAGTTTCTACTTGTGGGCGAACAGTAATAGAATCAGTAGTGCCGCTATTACTGTCTTCGTCCATTGTGCTCTGGTTATTGTTTTGGGCAGTTTGCTGATATGCTTGAACTTGTACTTTAGGCTGAGGTTTTTGCTCCGATATTTCTGTCGGAGCATCTTCTTTTGTTGAGAATGTTTTTAACGAACGCTCGTTGGATTTATCATTCAAATTCGGAGGCAGCATCATTGATGAAAAATCATCTTCGCTGCCAACATCTAAGCCTAACTTAAGACTCTTTTTGTAATACCAATCCCTATCTTCCTTGTTCTCCAAGTCTCTAGAGAAAGTTTCATAGCTACCGGTATTCACACCGTTTTTACGCATTTTCTCATAAAGCCACTTTCGGTCTCTTTCGTCCCATGGGTTGGCATCACCTGAAATACTTGTGCTATCTACATTCCACTGAAAACGTTCTTTCAGCCTATTTTTATTCTCAAACATAATTGTTAATATAAAACCGTATTGTTAATTCTTTATTATTTATCTTCTGCTAGGTGGTGTATTGTCTGTGTCTGTTGTTACTCCTCCTATCTCACGTAGAGCCAGTTGAACATCCGGATTATTTGCATTTTGCCCTATCCACTGCATCATTTGGTCTGTAGTCACAGGTGAAACTCTTCCTCTAGAATCAATGCTACCGGTTGGACGACCTTCTTGAGGCGTTTTGCCAAAAACGTACGAAATATTATGGTCATTCATACGAGATTTAGGAACTTTTACCATGCCGGAGCCGGTATAGAATTCCGTGTATTCACTTCCATTTTTAGAAGCATTTAATCTTTTTTGTTCAAGTCCTTCACTTGCTTGATTATGCCTGCGTTGTTCAGCAAGACTACTAGCCTGCAATCCCTCGTTTGCCTTGTTGTGACGTGATGTTTCTTCAGACTGCACATTGAACTGTCTTTGATTCTCGTCAAAGGTTTGCTGCCATTTCTGATTGTCATTGTCAAACTTCTTGTTGCGGAAGTCCACATCGTCGGCACGGTCTTGGCGACCTGCATCAAATGTTTTTTGCCAATTCTGTTGCTGCTGTTCCGCTTGTGTTACTTTGAAATTATAATCACGGTCAGAATCTTTGATTTTCCCTAAAGTGAGTGCATAGTTTATCACTCTGTCTTTATTCTTATCACGCTCCGCCTGTGCTTTATCAAAACGTTCTTGTGCTTTTGCAGATAGATTTGGCAAATCCATTGGCTTCACTCCACGAGAATATGCAAACGCTGTATGGAAAGTACCGAGACCGTCAGCTATATTAGCCAAGAATCTTGTACGTTTCTCCCTTTTTTCTCGTTTTTCCTGCTCCTCAGGCGTTTCTGGTTTGTATGCGGCTATCTCTTTACGCAAGTAATCTTCCAGTTCCGCATAATTGCTCCCCATGAACTGTGAAGGACCGCTAACCGTAGTCGTGGTTGTATTTGTTGTGGTCGTACCACTTTCCTGCTTTTTCTCTAAATTGTTGCTCATAATATTTCGTTATTAAGCAAGTCCGGAACCATTGCTATAACCGGCAAGTCCTGCACCCATTAAATTGCCAACCATATCTAACGCATTTACTTTCTGCCCTTTCAAACCACGTATTGTTTCATCAAGAGCATTGTCCGTAGCACGATACTGATTTTCAATAGCATCTTTTTGCTGATTACCTGCAATTGCAATTTTACTTGTTGCATCTGCTATAGCATTTGCATTAGCCGCTTTAGTAGCTGCCACAACCTCATCAGTCGTACCCATAACAGCTGCACTTCCTGCAGCCTGCTTGTTACGCTGCTTAATCATTTCAGCAGTCTGTGTTAGCATAGCCTGTGCATCGGCACGCTGTGTAGCATCTTCGTTATACCTGCGGTTGTACCAGTCCTCGTTTTCTTGCTTCTGCTCATTAACCATTCTAATTTGCTCTTTGAGCATTTTGTTTTTACTGATACCACCAAGAATAGAGCCGCCTATCCCTGCAACTCCACCGATTATTCCTCCTAACAAACTCATATTGTCTCTTTTTAAGTTAATCAAAACATAAAATCAGCCTCAAAGATAAGTCACTACCTTTGCATTATTATTTTAAGTTTTGATTTATGGGAAGAAAAGCAAATGACGGTCGGGGAAGACTTGGAGGCAGGCAGCCCGGAGTTGGTAACAAAGATAAAAAGCCATTAAGAGATGCTATACGCACTCGCTCTGAAGACTATTTTTGTAATCCGTGCATACCTGTGTATGACGACAACGGAAATCCAACAGGAGAATACATTACTCGCTGCGAAGAGGACATGAATAACCTTGACCCGGCTACACGCCTTAACGCACAAATTCAGTTAGCAAAATTCCATACACCTCAAATGGCTTCAACAAACGTGGATTTGAATGTACGTTCAAACAACAGGGAACTATCAGAACGGCTCGCACTCCTTGCAGCAGGAAAAGAGATTGCTCCTGAAGAAGACGAATAGAAATGCCCTTTACTACTTTTTACTGTTTTAGTGACAAAGAGGAGCGTTTGCTCCTCTTTGCATTTCTTGAACCCTGTTACCGCAAATAGTTAATTTTTGTAAAATAGATTCTACAAATTTAACAGCAAATTAACTATTGTGTTAATTTATGTAATAATTTAATGGGTGTTTAATATATTTTTACACCAATAGTTAATTACTGTTATAATATAATGTTAAATTAAAGTATTTTAACATTTTTGTGTTTTACAAAAAAGAAAAGAAAACAAAAAGAAAAAGAAACAAAAGAAAAAATTTCCCCCACACCCCCTATTAAAAGAAAAATAAGAAAAAGAAATAAATAAAGAAAAAGAAAAAATTCTTCACTACGCTTTATCACGCACGTGCGCGTACGCGTGAGAGAAATTTTAATCTCACTTTTAGAAAAATCCTTTCCCCTTTTGACGTTCATAAACTGCAACCTTTTCATTGTCGCAGTTCACAATTTTAAACAAAACAATAGACCGGTCCGGAATCGTGGGCGGCAAATCGCAAACAAGACGTGAAATGACTTCGTCAACATTTGAATAGCCAATATCATCAAAGCTCGCCAGACATTTACCCTTAAAAAACGCCGCCGCACGAATAAGTGTTTTAGCAGAAATACGAAACATGCCCTGCTCTGAATTTTCTTTTTCCACTTGCTTGCTCGCCTTGTCTGTAAAAAACACAAAGTCAATAACACGTTCATTAAGTTGCCATGCCGGTGAAAAATCAATCTTAATATAACCTCTCGTTACGTTAAGCCGCTGACTGTGATTCATAGCAAAAGCTACTTCCGGAATACTTGCTCCACAATCGTTCTGGGCAATGGTCGCCCATGTGTGCCGAAATGTATAAACGGAATACCAGTTCTCCTTTGGTATGCCCATGCTTTTGCAAATCTTATAAATACCATTGTTAGCATTAGCTCCAAAACTGTCACTAGATGAAAATCTTTCATGAAAATTAAAAAGATACTCACTCTTTTCGCTTGCAGCATACTTTTCAAAAAGAGGCTTTATGATTTCCGAAACACGCATTTCAAAATAAGCACCGTCAGCACGGCTGTGTGAAGTCTTAGCTCTGCGATAATGGACTACGCCGCCATGATAGTCTGACTTACGCAAATTGTAAATATCAACGCTGTTCATACCGGCAAGGCAAAATACTAACATTGCCACGTCACGACCGATTTCAGGAAGCGGCGAAAGCATTTTTGTTTCAGGCAACGGTGCCGCAAAAAATGCACGACAATCTTCCGCTGTAATAGCTCGTTTTTCCGGGCGGTCGCTCTGCGGAATTTGAACCTTGACCCATGGGTTTATCTTTATTCTGATAATTCCGAGGTCGTAATCATTGAAATCGTTAATGGCTGCACGATATACCTGCCTCATACATACCGGGTACATCTCCTTAGCCCTGCTTGTACCACTGAGCGACTTAATCCATTCACGCATTACGGAAGATGTCATTTGTGAAAACATCACTTTGTTAGTCCCGATATGCCTTTCAAGGTGTCTAAGAGATAACTCATAATTACGAGCTGTGCGTTCTTGCCCATTATCAATAAGTCCGTCAATATATTTGCGAGCATAATCGGAAAAGCAAATGTCCTCTCCGTTGGAAAGAAAATCTACAACCATTCGGCACGACCAGTTGTGAATGTCCTCCACCCTATTCAGCCTGTCAATATAATCTACAATCAAAACCGAGCAATACTTCAACACGATAGGGTCTTTAATTTCTTTAGTTTTAGACAGTCCCTCTTCAGTGAGCATTTTGTCTGTCTTGATATAAAGACTCTTACGGTTGTGAGTAACTCTGATAAATACTTGGTAAATACCCTGTTTGTTCGCCCATTGAACGCACGCTTTAAATGTTGCCATAAACTGTGTTTCTATTTGTTTTTATATGTTACTAAAATTTTTAAAATTAAATTTTTCTAACTCATTGAATATCTTGAAATTATTTTCCAAAACATTTCCAAAACATGGGGGTCAAATTTCCAAAACATTTCCAAAACATTTTACGTATATTCTGCATTTCGTTTGTGTTGAAATGAACGAACCTCCTAAAAATACGTTAGGCGAAAAGCCCTTGACTATCAGGGATTTTCGCCTAACTCCTTTAATTCCAGAGTACTTTTACTTAATCCTCTACAGAAGCCTGCGCCGCAGTGATAGCCGTATGCAATGCAAAATGTTATGGAATATTCGTAAACATTATTTTTTCACAGTATGTTGTGAAATGAAATCATAATACATTTGAACTGATTGTTCCGTAGCGAAAGCTGATGCCCAATCGGAAAAGTCGTATTCAAGTCCGCTGGCTTCATCGTAGTACGGTGTTTCCCACAAGTCGGAGATTGAAGCATCAACGTCAAATGGGTCAGAGCCGAATTCATCGGTCAGTTCAGTTCCATAGTTATTGATAAGTTCCCATCGCCAGTCGTCAAATTCGCTACCGGGTTCAGTTAATAAAATTTCAAAAGCAGCGGCTTTGAGTTCTGCCAAAGTATCAGAACCGCCATTTTCATTTTCAAGTTCTTCATCAAAATCTTCGTTCAGTTCTTGGTCTGCTTGTTTGATAGAGCCAAACAGCATAGCCATTTTGTTAAATGCAATGTCTTCTTTATCCATATCATCAATGTTCGTTATATTAAGCTATTTAAAGACTTGATAAAAGCATTTTTGTAGTAGTCATATTCTTCATCACACAAAAGGTCATTGAAATATGCATAGAATTGTGCCGGCAGTTACTCTTTGATTCTTTGAAGAATAGGTAAATAATCGTATCTGTTATTTTTCATCATTTCTACATATCCTTGTTCATCGCATATCTCAAGCAACATAAAATCATGAAAACGTTCCGGTAGCGGCTTAGACATAAACTCTTTTGCTTCCTCTTCTGTCATTTTCCCATAAGTATTTTTATAGTTCTTTCCTTTTCATCAATCAACTTCTCTAACATTGCTATGCGTTCTTTAAGCACGGCTACATCCGCAGCTGCAATGCCTGTAACATTATTGTTTCCTGACACAGCTACGCTACCCTTACCTGAAGCAACTGCATTTACCGATTTGTCATTTTCCCCATAAATATACGATACATTTACACCAATAGCCTTAGCTATTTTTTCAATAGTACCAGAACGTACATCCTTTGCAGAAAGTACGGATGATAAAGATTGAGCAGTAACTCCTAAAATCTCTGCTATGTCTTTTTGAGTCTTACCTGCTTCAATTAGTTTTGCTTTAAGTTCTTGTCCTGTCATAAGGTGATATTTGGATTATTATGTTAATATATCTTAATTAAATCAATAATTCTTTTGATTATTCAAGAATATGCCTTATCTTTGCATCAGAATTGAATGAGAAGCACCGCAACTCACTTGATTTCAACCTACAAAGATAGAAAATAAATCAAATAAAAACAATAGAATATGGCAAAATCAGAGTTCAAAATTATTCGTGAAGACAGCGTGAACATTCCGGAAAGTATGCTCACGATAACGCCCGGCGAAACAATCACAATTTCATGCAAAGCCTTTGCATTATATGGCAGCGTGAAAAGTGCAGCCACTCGCCTTAACCAACGTACAGGCAAGAAATCATTTGAAGTGTCAACACCTGACAATGGTGCAACAATAACAATTAAAAGATTTTAGTTATGAAAAATTTTTTCAAGCCATATACAAACTGGCGTTTCCTCTTTCTTTCCGCTCTCGGAACAATCGCTTTCATTCTTATAGCAGCCGATGCAGAAGATATGTCACTGTTCTTGCTTAGCAAGGTATTAGGATGTGCAACAGCATTTGTAGCATACCATATTGGCAAATATTGGTATCAATCAGGCAAACTTGACGAGTTAAACAAACTCTTAAAAGAAGAATAAGCCATGGGAGGGTGTATTCAATTTCCGGATAAAAGCGTGAGTTATGAAAGTTTCATGAATGACTTGGCAGCTCGCATTGTCTTTCAACTCAAGCAATCAGCCAAAGATAAAGTTATGATTAGCCAACGCAAAGCATTTGAAATTTTCGGACGAGCAAACGTAGAACGCTGGCGTAGAGAGGGCAGAGTAAAATTTTACAAACGTCCCGGCAAGGTTGAATACAAAACTGCAGACTTGAGAATACTTCAAAATACAGAACAAGATTATTTCAAAAGATAGCATCATGGATTACGCAATATATAAAACTCACAACGGAGAAAATATTCACATCGTGCATACTTTCACTCAGAAAAGGTGCAATCACAAAGCGAAAGCGGCAGCACGAGTAAAGCTTGACGAAATGTGGCGTAGAATCTGCTGCAGTCCTAACTTATTCAAAAACGCAAAAGGAACTGACGATGATTTTGAATACGACTATATGACGAGTGCAAACACTACAGACCACATTCGCTTTTTCATTGGCAAATTAGAACACAAAAAACAATCATAAACAATTAAAACAATACAATCATGAGCCAAATCAATCTAACAGTAGAGCAACTCAATTCAATGAACGCTCTTGAAATCGTCACTTCGCCTATTGTTCGCGAAAAGTTCATAACCATTTATGACACTCTTTGGGGAGCCGGTTCAGGCGAAATAGCCTACGAACGTGAAAGCAACTATTTCAATAAGTTGCTACGTGATACTCCGGACCTGCAAAAAGGCACACACTTCTCACTCTTTACTGCATTTATTGACCTAGCCGTGTGCGGTCTTTCTCTTGAACAAGGCACTCGCCCACTCTGCTATCTCATTGGTCGTAATGCTAAAACTACACCGAAACTTGATGCCTCAGGTCGTCCGATGAAAGATGCTAAAGGATTTCTGCAATACAACTGGGAGGGTCGTGTAGTGCTTACAATTTCTGCATACGGCGAACTCGTATTGCGTGAACGTGCCGGACAAATACGTCATGCCGACAATCCCGTACTCGTCTATGAGAATGATGAGTTCTCTTTCTCAGATAAAGGCGGACGCAAAGAAGTAGAATACGTTTGCCATTTGCCACACAATAAACAACGCATCGTAGCATGCTATCTACGCATAACTCGTGCAGACGGCACTATTGACTATTCCGTAATGACAGAAGAAGACTGGACACGCCTCGCAGAATATTCCGCACGTCAAAATAAGGGTAATAATCCGAATGCCCTTTACGGCATGGACTTAAATGGCAATGCCAACATAGACAGCGGATTTCTCATGGCAAAGTGTATAAAACATGCTTTCAAGACTTACCCTAAAGTAAGAATCGGTCGTGGCACTGAATTGCAGAGCCAACAAGTGGAAGAAAAAGAGATTGAGATAAACGATGAACTCTATGGAATTGACACATCAACAGGTGAAGTTCTTGAACAAAACAAAAACACGGAAGAATCTTTCGCTGTTGAAACAAATTCAAACGTTGGTGTAACAATTGACGCAGAAGAAGATGGAGCATTCTAAAAAACATGAAAGCGTGTGCGGCAAATGCAAACACGCATATCAGTCCATAAACGGCTGGTTCTGCTCTCGTTTGCACCGCTACGTTCAATACGCAAAACAGCAGCCATGTACTAAAATCGTAAAATAATAACATCATGAATAATTCAGCAATAACAATATTTGAGCCACAAAATTTCGGCATAATCATAAAAAACGCACCACAAGCGTTTAAGGAAAATTCATTGTCACACGACCGCTGTATTGAGTTCGGTAAAATATTGCTTGAACGAGTCATTACAGAGGGCATGAATGACATTCTTGACAAAGAAATAGCTGACTATATTGAAAAAGCGAAGAAGACAGTAAAGAAAATGAACGGAAAACGTTGCTCGGTTACACAGCTCTTTGACAGTATCCGTTCTGCTTACGTTACACTTGAGAATGAAGTTGACCCTACAAAAAAAGACACCGTTCCGGCACAACTGCAAGCACACCGCAACTCATTTGCGGCAAAGAAGCGTGAAGAATATGAGCTAGAACTTCGCCAAAGGCAGCTACAACAAGAGAAAGCATCGCAAACAGAGAAATATACTCAAAGCGTAGAAGATGCCATTAGAAAGCAAATAAACGCCAAAATTAGCGGTGTTTGCAATAAGATGCTATCCCTTGAAGCTTCTGTTACACTTGAAAACTACGAAGAAGTGTTTGGAAGTATCAGGTTAACGTCCTCCATGGAAATTAAAAATAGTTATTGCCATATCACTCCGGCTCCGACATTTTACCCTACTATGCTCAATCATCTGGAAACACGTGCAATTGAGGACAATGTCAAGGCGAAAAATGAAGAATACATGCATCAATCATGCAAACAAATAGAAGACTTGCGAAATGAAATCCTTGACAGACTTCCATCAAAACGCAAAGAATTGGAAAAGATTGCACTTGCAAGTAAAGAAGAAGCTGAGAAAATAAAGAAAGAGTTGGAGGAAAAAGAACGTGCTGCCGCTGAGCAATACGAAAAGGAACGTGCAGAACGTGAAGCAAAAGAACGTGCTGCCACTGAACTTGCAGCACAGAAACAAGAAATGGAGAGCCTTTTTGGTGCTGCTGAAGTACAAGTAAATCAGTACAAGCCAAATATGTCAGTTAAGAAACGCATTAACATTCTTCACCCTGACGGATTTATGCAAGTGCTTGGCATGTGGTGGGCACAGTGCGGCTGCACTCTTTCCGTTCAAGAACTTGAAAAAATGTTTGCAAAACAAATAACCTTTTGCAACAAAATCGCTAATGATAAAGACAATCCTATACTAATCGTATCGGAAAATGTGGAATATGTGGACGAAATAAAAGCAAAATAAAAGATTATGAATAGAACAATTGCATCAAACGTATTCGGGTGGGACTATCCTGCCGGAGCTGAAAACGACCCCAAAGCACCTTGGAACGAGCCATCAGACCCGGATGCCGTGACAAAGGAAATGGAATTTATTTGCGAGCTTCGCCGTAGGGCAGATGTATCAACAATTAACTATACTCCCGGTGCTGCGGAAATTATCTATGAGCATGGTGAGTGTGATGTAGTTTATGCACCTGACGACTTTTCAGAAACAGACTGGGTGGAAGAATGGCATAATAACCATTTTTCGCCGGAGGAACTCTTGAGCATACTTTCTGAAATCGCTACAAACCTTGCCCAAAATAAAACTCCTAAATATACACAAAAACAGCTCTTACGTATAGCTGAAGAGTGCAAAGGCTGGGATGTTGAAGATGAAGACTACGACATTATAGATTGATTTTGAGCCATGATTAGTTACCGCGATAATTGTTATTACGAGAGAAGTGAGGTCAGCAACTCTGACCTCACCGAACTCAAAAACCTACTTCATCCGCATTACCAATTAGGAAATAAAGAAGCTGCATTTAGATTCGGTTCACTCGTTGACGCTATAATAACCGAGCCTGAACGTGTCAATTATTATAGTTTCACTGTTGATGAAATACAATACACGGAAGAGGAATTTCGCCATGCAAAGGAAATGTATCGTTCACTGCGACGTGAAGCATATAGAGATGCTTTTCTAGCGAAAGTGCTTGAGATTGCAGATACTCAACAGTGTATGGTCTATCCCAAAAAGAAATTTGAATACAGCGGTTTGGAATTTACTCTTGACGTTCGTTGTAAATGGGATTGGTTTTTTACGAAATACAATTTCGGTGGTGACTTAAAAACGACTTCTGCTTCAACACAAAAAGAGTTTGAGGAAGCCATAGACTTCTTTGATTGGGATAGAAGTCGTGCATGGTACATGGACATTGCAAACTCTAACAGAGATTTTATCTACGCAATAAGCAAGAAAAACGGTTGCATCTTCAAGAAATTCATAAACCGTGATGACGAAACTTATAAGCGTGGAGCAGATAAATATTCAGAACTCGCATTTCAATACTGGTGCTTAAACCTATAAAAATGGAACTCAATCACAACTTGAAAATAGAGCCATACGAATACCAGAAACAGGGCATTTGCTTCGGGCTGGAAAAGAAAAGGTTGCTAATAGGCGACGAACCCGGACTTGGCAAAACACTACAGTCTATCGGCATCATTGACACTGCTAACGCATACCCTGCACTAGTTATATGTCCGTCTTCACTTAAAATTAACTGGCAGCGAGAATTTGAAAAATTCACCGGCAAAAAAGCATTGATTTTAGACAACGCAACACGTGGCTCTTGGTCATACTTCCTGCAAATGCAAATGTTTCAACTCGCTATTGTGAACTATGAAAGTCTGAAAAAATATTTTGTTTGGGATATTCTCTCAGCAGACAAACGCAGCTTCAGACTTAAACAAGTCACATTTAACCCTGCTGTAAAAATATTCCGTTCGCTTATCATTGATGAAAGCCATAGAGTGAAAGACCCGACTGCACAGCAAACAATATTCACACGTGGCATTGCAGAAGGAATACCATACAGAATACTCTTGTCCGGAACTCCTGTTGTGAACTGTGCGGAAGATTTAATTTCTCAACTTTCTATCATGGGCAGACTTACAGAACTTGGCGGACGTGCTCAGTTTATGGCAGAATATGGTGAAAACGAGAATCTTGATAAACTCGCACAAATTCTTTATGAGAATTGCATGATTCGCCGTGAGAAAACAAAGGTTCTTTCACAACTTCCTGACAAAACTCGCACCGACCTATATGTTGAAATCTCTAACAGAGAAGAATACGAGCTTGCTAAAGCAGACCTCGCAGAGTATCTTCGTCAATATACGGAGTGTACAGACCGTGAAATTCGCCGTAAAATGCGTATGGAAGCTCTCGTAAAGTTTATGACGCTTCGCTCTTTATCTTCAAAAGGGAAAGTCGCAAATGTTATAGACTTCGTAAAGTGTTTTCTTTCTTCAGGCAAGGCTCTTATTTTGTTCTGTTCCCTCCATGAAATTGTTGACATGCTATGCAAAGCTTTTCCTAAAGCAGTCACAGTTACCGGACGTGACAGTTCAACGGCAAAACAAGCTGCTGTAGATGCTTTTCAGTCAGGGAACGCACAACTTATAATCTGCTCTATCAAAGCAGCAGGTGTCGGGCTTACGCTGACAGCTTCGTCTAATGTTGCTTTCGTGGAACTGCCATGGACGTATGCCGACTGTTGCCAGTGCGAAGACCGTGCTCACAGAATAGGACAAAAAGATAATGTTACCTGCTATTATCTTCTCGGAAATAAGACAATAGACAGCACATTATATGGTCTTATTTACAAAAAGAAGTCAATAGCCGCACAAATAATGGCAAGCGACGATGACATTCCTGTAAACGAAGTGTATTTTGATGAACTTGTAAATGCTTTTATTAACGATGATTGAAATATCTAATCGCCATTACGATATGATAATAGCCAAACTTCCGGGCATCCTATCTATCGCAAGTAAATTCAAAAGTACATTGTCACTAAGGGAGTGCAACGACATAAGACAAATGTACTTAATGCACCAACAACTGAAAAAAAGAATTAACAACAATAAAAAACATTAAAAATTATGACTAAACAAGAACTCGTGCGTGAACTTACATATCGCACAAATCTATCAAATTCACAAGCATTGCATGCAGTAGAAAGCGTAATTGACATTATTTCCGAGGTACTTGTAAATCAAGAAGCGATTTATCTTCGTGGTTTCGGTTCTTTCAAATTAGTGCAGCGAGCTTCTCGCCAAGCTCGTAATATTGCTAAAGGCACTATTGTTAAAGTTCCTGCTCGTAAACAAGTCAAATTCACTGCATACGACGCACTTCAAGCAAGAATTGACAATGAAGACTACGACTATGTCCCTGAAAACTTTTAGATTTAAAAATCCACACAAAAATAAATTTAACGCCGAAAAGTCCGGTGGATATGATTCTAAAAAAGAACATATTAGAGCAAACGAACTGAAAATGATGCTTAGAGCCGGACTTATATCTAATCTGCGTGAACAAGTAAAATACGAAATAATTCCTAAACAACGCTACGAAGATGGTAAAGTCGCTCTACCAACGCACTATATCGCAGACTTTGTTTACACGGACAAAAACGGCAAAACAATTGTGGAGGACGTCAAAGGATTTAGAACAAAAGAGTATGGTATAAAGAAAAAACTCATGCTCCAAGTTTACGGCATTACAATAAGAGAAAAATAACGATTCGTATATGGCTTACCGAGTTAAATCAACAAATAGTTTCACTCACGATGCGAACGCTCGCAACGATGAGAAGATTGTCAGACTACGCATGAGACACGGTGCAGCCGGTTACGGTGTTTACTTCATGATTATTGAACGACTTAGAGAAGAAAGAAAGTACATGAGTGTCAGAGATTATAATGTTATAGCCTACGACCTTCGTGTTGATGCAAGCCTTGTAAAATCAGTCGTTGAGGATTTTGGGTTATTCGCCTTTACTGAAAACGGTAAGTGCTTTTACTCCGAAAGTTTTAACGAAAGAATGAATGGAAACAAGAAACAGCGTTACTCTAAATCAGAAACAGGGAATCAGTCAAACGATACACAATGTCAAAAAGAAGAAGCACCTGCAACTGTCAAATACACACCACAAATCACTGAAAGTCTGCAACACGTTGATAATACTCCTACAAATAGCCATACACAAAACGATGATTATCTCATTCTATTTTTTGACGATTGTAATAAGTCGCAGCTTGAACTGCTCCTAAAAAATCTTTCACTAAAACCAACCGATATAGGGAAACTCCGTAAACTCGCCAATCAGATAACTGCCGAATGGAATATATCTCAACAAACCCACAACAGTTATACAGATTTTGCACGGCATCTCATAAACAGCATGCGGCTTGCTCGTTACAATAGCTCCCGTCTCATTGCGCTTGAGGACGAAACACCGGAAAGTGACGCTTACACCTATAACGGAGGATTTGGCAGTGCAGACACATAAAACTGAATCACATAAAACTGAATCACATGAAAACTGATAACATTATAATGCAACAGGTTAAAAACCTCAATGCATGCCTGAATATCACTTTAGAAAGGCTGAACCGTGAAAGAGAAAAGTCCGACGACCTATCTATCACCGAGGTCTATAATGCCCATGCTAACGCACTAATTTGGGTGGCAAATAATGTAGTCCTCTCCCATCAGAGACGTAAGTTCGTAATAGACAAAAACAATCGTGACATATTAAAGTTTTTGCTTTACTACTTCAATGGTTGTCCTCTCGCTGAAAAAGTATTTCCTGAACGTGGTTATAAACTACATAAGCACATTCTGCTACAAGGTAAGGTCGGTACAGGCAAAACGTTGCTAATGCAGATATTCTCGGAATATCTACGCATCACGAATAACCCTCGTTTCTTCTATAATCTATCTGTAACACAAATGGTGAATTACTACACTCTTCACAATAATCTTGACCGCTACACATTCAACGAAGAAGAAAACAAAAGTTTCAAATGCATGCCTGTAAACGTCTGTCTTAATGACATAGGTGTACAATCAACAAAATTTTTCGGTACGGAAACAGACACTCTGACATCCGAGTTTCTCCACGCACGAAATGAAATCTGGACAAACTTTCACAAAATGGCTCACCTTACTACAAATCTCACAAACGAACAACTCAAAGAAAAGTATAAAGACAGTTTCGGTCGTTTATTAGACCGATTCAAAACATACAACGTAATCCCCATGGCAGGCGAAAGCCGCCGATAAAAACATTGACAAATGGAACTCAAAATCATCAAACAAGACTGGCAATCCCTCAAACGCTGGTTCATCATTGAACCTGAGTGTCACGGAATTATCCAGCTTGACATCTACAAGCAACAGCAAAAAGATAACGTTCAAGCCTATATCTGCAACTTCTCCGTCAACAAGCAGCACCGCAAAAAAGGTATCGGCAAAGAGCTTCTCAAAGCAGCGGAGGAAATTGCAAAGAGACAAGGCTACAAGTATGCCTACCTCATTTGGAACTCTGCCGACACACCTGTATGGGTCTATAGCTGGTACATACGAAACGGCTACGAGCATGCCGGCTTCAAATACGAAAAAATTTTATTATCAAAAAAATTATAAAGATATGACAAACATTCTAATAGCAACAGGACTACTGCTCACATTAATCATTATTACAATCGTTCTATACGTATTTATCATGATAGCCATTGAATCAGGAATGAACGGCAAATCGCACGACCGCTACGACTGCGATAACTGCGACTTCAAGGATTTTTGCGATAAACATTACAAAGAAACAGAAACTACATATTACATATTGTGACGATTATGAATAACAAAATCACTTTCACCGAAGAAGAACAAAAAGCCGTCAGTGCTATAGAGCACGTATTCAAAGTATCCTTTGAAATAATACAATCGGAGAAAAGAACGAAATCGGCAGCGTTTGCACGTCAAACATTCTGCTACATATTCTATTACGTGTTCGATTACAACTTTGAGGAAATCGGTGTAATGCTTGACAATCGTAATCACACCACTATATTAAAAGCAGTTGAGCAATACAAAAATGATGAATTGTATTACACCCCTTTCAAAAGAGATATTGAATCATTAAAAAAAATCTACAACTACTAACTAACGAGGGCGGTGCTGATAGAAATTTTACATTACTAAACTTGAAAAGTGCAAAGAAATCATTGAAGAAGTATAACCATAAATAAAGATTGATTATGACAAGAGCACAACAAATAGCGACCGCCTACAAAGACTATATGAATGACGGTGGTGTGTTAAAGTCAAATCCGTGGTTTGCTTTCAAAGCAGGCGCAGAATGGGCGGATGAGCATTGTATAAGTGTTTGGCACGATGCAAGCGAAGAACCGCTGCATAATAACAAACAAATACTATCTTATTCGGAAGATTTTGATTATTTCTTTATAGATTTTCCAAATTATTTAATAATAAAGGACGGAGGAGGACAAGATAAAACTTGGGAAACCGTAGTTTTAAGATATAAAATGAGCAAATGGGCGTACATTGATGAATTATTACCGAAAGGAGGTGAGAAATGCTGACAAAAGAAAAATTCCTATCACTGCCAAGAAAATTCTCCTCCCACATATCAACTGCAGACTATCACACCACGATAGAAACGTTATTTGTTAACGGAGAGAAAGTTATAATTTACTCCGATGTGAAAATTCTAAAATACGGGCGTTTCGGTAAGCCACGAACATTCTACGGCTTTGCAGGAAAACGCTACCGCCAACTTGACAAATTAATTGAAGCAATAAACAACAATGAGCAGTGAAACAACCCACCAATACCGATTTGAGTTCGGCGTAACCCCGGAACAAGCCTGCATCATGTGCCACCTCTCCAGCGAATGTGCAGGCTGCTGCCGTAAGTGCCATAAATGCACCGGGCAAGCCTGCTCGCAGGAGAATTTGGGAACTCAGCAATTACGCTGGGACACTTGGATGTACCTTGTAGCGAACACTCCTGCACTCGCACATCTAAAAAAATTCATTCCAAAAAAATATCATTACTTTTTGAAGCACTATAAAAAGAAAAAAATTAGAGGCTGGGGTGATGCACGAATTACTTAGACGGAAGTTACTCTTAATTCAAAACATATCGCAATTAGAACAAAACACGTACATATCTTTGCATATATTAAATTTTTGAATTAAATGATTAAAGATATTAAATATTCCGGCTATTCAGCTGTGCCATCAGATTACGAATGTAATGACGGCACGCTCGCTACATCACTGAATCTTATATGTGAAGATAACCAAATAAAACCAATCAAACAACCGGTTCCTATTTCAATAAACTTGAAATATTCTCAAACTATTGTCTATATTCACGAAACATCTGCATACAAGCATTACATTGTCATGGAAGACAAAATGCTTAGTTGGCTTGACAGCATGGGCACAAGCGAAAGCCCTGCAGAGGTTCATGATTTCTATGGTTTGGAAATTTATCAAGTAACTTCAATTGGTAATACTCTTGTTGTGCTTTGTTCAGACGGTATGCATTATTTTCTTTGGAAAAGCGGAAAGACTGAATATTTGTATCTTGGTAATCACATGCCGGAATGTAAAATATCTTTTGGTCTGCAGGGCGAAATGAAACGGTCTGAGGAGTTTGACCTATCATTTGAAATTGCTAAAGACAAAATTGAAGAAGAATTAGATGATGAAAATTCTTTGAAAATTACAAATCAAGTATTAGCACAAGTAAATAAATTCATCGCAGAGGAATCAACACAAAAAGGAAAATTCTTGTATCCTTTCTTTGTACGTTATGCGTATAGACTTTATGACGGCTCTTTGACACGTCATTCCGCTCCTGTGTTGATGATTACAAATACAGACTGTGCCCCTATCGTGATGTACAATAGTATAAAAAGCAGTGGTGAAAATTATACGTCTGCAAAAGCTAATGTAATAGGCTCTATTCATAGTCTTGATTATTGTCTTCATAATCAACTCAGCGAATTTGAAAACTGGAACGATATTATAAAGTCTATTGACATTTTCGTCTCAGCTCCAATCTATTCCTACGACCAAAGCGGGAAATGCACAAGACTGCATAGTAGAACTACAGGAGCAATAGGATATACTGTTTGTAAACAACTTAACCAAATTTCAGGACGTAATGAACTTCCATTGAGGTATCAAAAGAAATCGTTGATAGAGATGTATCGCCACGCATTTAGTGATGAAGATTTTGACCTGAGATATGGCGGTCACATAGCACTCCCTGCTCGTAGTGAAGATAAGATTAAAGAAGATATACGAAACTGCGGAACTTTCTATTTTTTACATAGTATTCGCATTGAGGAATTACAAAAGGAACGCACTATAATTCCTGTTAAAGAAGATTATTTGCAGTCACTCGTGGCACGTGAAGTCATGACCGATGACTACGACAGCCACGATAACATTATTGCGAGGCAAGCATTTGCCTATAATGCACGACTTAATATCTCGGGTATTCAAAAAAGTCTTTTCGGCGGGTTCAACGGTAATGTGCTTTTTAATTATTCTGACGGTTATGTATCATTCGGAAGCGGAGCACTTTCATACGATATAAAAGGTTCTGTCAAAGTAATCGTATTTATCAAACAAGACGGAAAAGATATTATTGTAAGCGGAAGCATGGGCACATGCGGAATGTTTGCTCCATTGATATACTTATACTATCCTAACATCAACGCATACAAAGCTATTATTGTAAGGACATTTGAAAATAACACTGAATATCTTGAAATTCCATTAGAGCAACATGCATTCTTGAATGGGTCTTTTTATTTTAACGGTTGGACCGAGGCTGCAAAATCAGATATTACGTTGCCGACGTTATCAAATCTTAAAGAATCAACAATTGACCTTTTTAATAAAGTCTATACATCTGAGGTGAATAACCCTTTTTATTTCCCTCTACTGGGTATTAACACCGTAGGCACAGGAAAAATATCTGCTATTTCTACAGCTGCTAAAGCACTCTCTGAAGGTCAATTCGGGCAATTCCCATTATATGCGTTTACAACAGAAGGAGTTTGGGCTTTGTCTGTTTCTGATACAGGAACATATTCTACGAAACAGCCGATTACTCGTGATGTAATACTGTCCGGGTCACAACCTCTGCAAATGGACAACTCTGTCCTATTCGCAACGGAAAGAGGCATTATGCTTATTTCAGGTTCTCAAACCCAATGTATAACAGATATAATAAACTCTGATGAGCCATTTGATTCAATAGAATTACCTGCCGGAGACAAACTTCACGAATTGATTGGGCATATTCCCGGCACTTGTACGCCTATAGTTCCTTTTTTGAAATATTTAACAAATTGTGGAATGCTTTACGATTATGTGCATCAGCATGTGATTATTTATAACAACAATTACACTTATGCTTACGTATATTCGCTTAAATCACAGCAATGGGGGATGATGGATTCAAGTATTAAATCAGGCATTAACTCTTATCCTGAAGCTCTTGCAGTTGATAAAAGCGGAAAACTTCTTAATTTTTCAGACACAAGCGGTACAAATACAAAAGGACTGCTTGTTACACGTCCGTTGAAACTTGATTCTCCGGACATACTGAAAACTATTGATACCATAATCCAACGAGGACGTTTTGCAAAAGACCATGTTAAAACTATTCTTTATGGTTCTCGTGACCTTTATAGTTGGAATCTTATTTGGTCAAGCAATGACAAATATTTGCGAGGGTTCCGTGGAACTCCGTATAAATATTTCCGTATTGCACTTATTACTTCATTGTTTTCCGGCGAAAGTGTATATGGTGCTTCGGTGCAATTCAACTTAAGACACACAAATCAATTAAGATAATATTACCATAATTTATTTATCATAGTTATTATCAATTCATCATGGAATGAAAACGCACCCGTCTGTGAAGATAGGTGCGTTTGTTTTCCTTGTCGGGTATTATTATCTGCCTGCCGAATAATCGGTAAAGATAATCATTTTAGAATGGGTGCGTCTTTCTGGTAAATGCACTCCGTTGATTTTTTGTCTTGTTTATTTCACGTTCTGTTAGTTCTGCCTTATTTCTCCAGTTTTCTGCTGCTTCGGGATTAGTTATACTCAACCAGTCTGAAAGAACTCTATAAACCATATACTCGTGAATCAACTTAGACAACAAGTGGAGAGTTGTTCTTGACATTGTTTCCGGAATTTGCATCTCTATCACATACTCTTCAGGTGCTTCAAGCATATCTTTGATTTCTTCTTCTATGGGCAATGCTTTTGTGTATGGATATAATAGTTCTATCACACCTGCATGTACTACAGAAAGAATGCGGCTAACTCTATCTATATTCCCATCTTCGCCAATATCTGCAAGAACATGCTTGGAGTGTTGCCGCTCTTCGCCCATTACGTCAGATTCAACGTATGCATAATTCTTTATGTCATACAGCAGCTCTTTGCGTAAGAACGTTAAGCGAACGTTATGTTTTATTTCATCTCCAATTCCTGAGCAACAGTAATTTTCCATTGTTATTATTCCGTATAGGTTGGACGGTCGGGACGACTGCGTTTATAAAGTGCTTTCTTTGCTCTGTCAAGAGCTGCATCTGCATCAACTCTGCAAGCCTCTGCAATTTCAGGACAAGTTTGACGATACCATTCGTAAATACTTCTTCCTACGATAAACTCATGTATGCCTCCACCAAGTGCATCTGCTGCTGCACTATTATAGTTACTCGGCAGGAGAAAATCTATCGTAATAAGTTCCCCGTCTTCTACAGCCTTATCTATAAGGTTATCTGTTTCAGTAACGGTTTCATTTAGGTATTCACCGAGTTCTACTTTCGTTTCTGCAATAGCATTGCTTATTGCTCGTATAAGTTCGTATGAGTTTTCAGTATCTTCACTCGCTTGCATGTGAGCAGCCGCTTCATAGTTCAGCTTACCCGAAGCTTGAAGACTGCGTGCAGTTACATGTGTTTTGTTCATTATCGCAAACTTGAGTTCTTTAGTTTGGATTTTTACTTTCAAGTCTTTTTTTGTCTCTGCCATAATAGTATCTATTTAATTGTTAGTATTTAATTGTATGTAGGACGAATAGGCTTCTTCTTAAAGAATGCTTTTTCTTTAACCTCGTTTATTATAGCTGTGGCAATAGTTGCATAGTCTGCCGCCTCTCCCTTATTAGTGAATACATACCACTTTGCGGTTATGTTTTGTACAAAATATGAAAATAACCCTAACTGCATACTTGGAAGTAAAGCCCTATCAAATGACACTGACACGTTTAGCTTTAGCTCGTACGTGTCTCCGTCATTTGCCATTCCTTCTGATGAAATAATCCCAATGAAAGTTTTTGCTATTTCCGCACGGCTTTCATCCCAGAATCGTTTTAATTCATTTTTGTCTTCGTCAACTGTAAATATTCTTTCGTACGCTTCCGGGTCATTGCTCATTTTATTGCCGGTGTAGCTTGTTGTCTGTGCGACCTCGGTTAATACAGCGTCTTGGCTTATTGATAAAGTAACCTCCATAATATTTTGATTTTCTATGATTGCAAATGTAACTACTATTAAATCACATTTTACGTTATCTTTTGAATTATCACAAAATTAAAAGGGTCGCATCACTGCGACCTCATTTAATCAATCATATAATACAATCCTTGTCTAACGTTATGTCATCTCACCCGGTTGCAAAGTTAGTGTAACTATTATGATTAAATATGTTATCTTCAGTGTGGTATTCTATGGAACATTTTCAAACTTTCGCTTCACTTTCCATATTACTACCACCGCAAGCAAGAGCAGCGGAATCAAAGCCAACGCAAAGCCACCGGCACTCATTTTCGCTTGCTCCCACTTTGATAACTTTCTCTCCACCGGGTACGGCACGGAAATAGTATCGCACCGCTCAACGCAGAGAGTGTCTCGCTGATGAACTACCTTGAAGCGGTCAACGTAACGTGTGATACGAACTGTATCTCCTTTAATGTACACAGTTTCCTTGTCATTCACAAGCAACGTGTCGTGCAGCTCTCTCACCTTGTCAACATACTCAGTACGTACAGTCTCCACAGGAATATACTCCGTGCTCTTGCAAGAAGTTGCAAGCAAAGTTGCAAGCAAAGTTGCAAGCACATGTACCCGATTTCTTAATTTGGGGTACACATCAAAGCTAATATGTACCCGGTTTTTAATAAAATCACACAATTTTCTCAGTCTTATCATAAATACGTTTTTTAGTTACTTACGCTATTCAAACTGTGACAAGTTACATGTGTCGCACCTCCTTTTTCAAGTTGTTCGCATCATAGCTGATATGCAGCCACGTGTAGTGCTGTTCATCTATCAGTTGCGTAAAGGGCAGTCCGAGTTTCAGCACCAAATTGAAAAGTTTGATATTTGCAATCGTATCACCGGCTGTGATGTCGGCAGCCATTCCCCACAAATGGTGACTTGTAGGACTGCCACCGACAGCCTTGTTCAGTTCGGCACAGCGGTAGCCGCTATTTACAATGATAGGTCTGCCCCATGCTTCTCTCAAAGGGTCAAGCACGTTCTCCACAAGAGACTCAAGGTTCTGCTCAATAGCCTTTGTCGGCTCATTCTTTATTCTCCTCCGCTCCGCTATACTGCTTCTGCAAAGTTCCGCAATACTAAAGTATTTCATTTCTCATCACCTCCTCCCTTTGTATATCTGTAATGGTAGTCTATGCCGAACAGTGAGCCGACAAACGTCATTATCTCGCCAAATGCTATCAACACTGAATTATCTATCACGCCTGTAGGCGGCACGCAGAAACCGGATATAAGTAACCCGGCTCCCAAAGTCACCATTATCACAGCCGACATCAGCTGAATCACTCTGCTTGTATTCTTCATTTTCTTCTCCTCCTTTCTTTTATAAATTATCGTAATCCGTTTTCAAGCAACTGTTTCGCAATAGCTTTTGCCTTTGCTCTACAGTTCTGCATCTGCTCAAACTCTTCTTTGCCTTTCTCCATGTCAAGCAGATAGTTATTCACCACCGCCTGCATCTTGTCTGACGGATACTCGGCAGATACGATAGCATTGACGATACACTCGTAGTTCCACTCCCCCGGGGGCAGAGTTACTTGTTTGTAACGGCATGAGTAATCTTCCTCGCCAAGTTCTTCAACGTCATAGTTGATTCTTCTTTGACGTTGACCGCAGTAATGAGCAATCTCCACTTTCTGCGGCTTTTCGTTGTCGTAAATCCAAAGCATACTTTTTTATTTTTTAATTGTTAATTATACATTTTCTCATTCTCAATACTTTTGCAGAATTGGTAAATCTGCAATATTTCAGACACTCGTTGCAGATAGTTTTTATAAGCTTCGTTTTCAGCCTGTAGTCGTTCGTTTCACACATAAAACCGAGATAGCTATTCACGGCTGATGCTGCTTCTTTCATTGCGGATATATTCGTTTTTGCCGCCTTTTCAAGCAGGTGAAGTGCATCTGCAAAGTTCCCCATAGTTCTACGTGTAACGTGTTTTCTTCCCGGTTTGATAGCTAAACCTACAAACGCCACTCCCTTTTTCACGTGCTGCACATAGAACTTGTCCGGGTGTATGTTCAAATTTAGCAAATTCTTCAGCACCTCACAAGACTTTTCACGAAATGTTATGCAGTCTTCTTTTCTCGGTGCAACAAAGGAAATATCGTCAACAAATTCTCCAATTCTGCCGCCCACACTTTGCACCCATGGTAGCATCTCCTCTAAATAGAAACTCATGTAAAAGTTTGCCCATATCTGACTGGTGATATTGCCAATCGCAAGTCCTTTGCCCTCTTCATTGTTAAATAGAGACTTGTGCGGAGGGAGTAATTGCCATGACTTCAAGTTCCCTCTCTTCTCGCAGTTGTCTTGCGGTCTGTGAAAGAGTGTTATTTTTGTCAAATATAGAAGCGTGTCTATATCGTCTCCGCTGTACTTTTCCTTGATGAACGGTTCAAGAAATTTCCATAATGTATTCACATCAATGCTCATGAAAAAGCTACGCACATCTATTTTTGCAACGTACGCATCTTTTGTGTAGTTCTCGCTGATGAGTTCTATATCTCTGATGAGAGAACCGCTTGCATAGCTTGTTCCGTAGCCTTTGCGACAGTTATAGCTGCGGTCTCCGAGTTGTATGTGCCTCTGCTCAAATATCGGCATCAGTCGTATGCTAATCCAATGTTGCACAATACGGTCTCGGAAGTCCGCCGCAAATATCTCACGTACTCTCGGTTTCTTAACGCAGAAGCAAACGCTTTTGCCCGGTATGTAGTTTTCTGAATAAACATCATTTACCAACACCCATAAATCGCTCTCATAGTCGCTTGCACGATATTCATTGCAGTTTCTGCTTGTGAGCTTCTTTCTGCAACAGTCGTGAAAGGCTTCTATCCAACCCTCTTTGATATTCTCGTCTAATGCTGCCACGGCACGAATGTAGTTACCGTTGTACTTGTTGTTCGTGTTAGTCGTAATGTTGTTGAAGTTCACGTACCAGCTGTTCGTGCTGTTGTTCTCCGTAGAAGACGCACTTTCTTGCATTTTTGTATCAACAAGAGCGGATTGCTCCACCCCTGTAGCAAGACCATTAAATCGGAAAATATCTATCGTTCTCATAACACGTAGTCGTGAGTCAGACTGCTGCCACAGCCGCTTTGTTTTTCCACGCTCCTGCCTGCGTGCAAATAGGGTTTATCAAATCTAAGAACGCAGCCTCCTGTTTGTAAGACACTATCGGAACATACTTGATTTTCATTTGCACAAGTATCCGCATAGTCATTTTCACACTTGCCATTCTGGCAAGCAGAGAATTGATGCAACGAAGTTTGACTGCGTTATCGGGTGCGTGCATGGCACAAATAATGTCGTCTATGCCACGCTTTATGTCAGCCACTAATTCGCTCCCGATAATCTGATATGGCAGTGATTTCGGCAATCGCTCTGCAAGTGGTATTACCCACAATAGCAGACGTTCTGCCGCTCTGTAGATAGGTGTTTGATTCGCTTTCATTATGAGTATTGGTATGATGTTCTATATTGTTTTTTGAGCCGCCCTCTAAAAAGAGGACGGCAAAATTAAAAAATCAAAATGCTGCCACGGCACGAATGTAGTAACCGTTGTACTTGCCGGTCGTGCTAGTCGTAATGTTGCCGAAGTACACGCACCAGCTGGTCGTGCTGCTGCTCTCCGTCGAAGACCAATAGCTTGCAGAACTATACCCAGTGAATTTGCCCTCAACTTTGCCACGTGCAAAAATAGCATGCTCCACTCCGTCTGTGTAGCCTTTAGAATGATACCAGCAGATACGGCAAAGCTCGCCCATACTCGGTAAGAACCAGTGCCCTTGCTTGAATAAGTTAGACAATGTTTCACCGCTTTTCACTGTCGGCTCATACGCATTGCAGATAGACGCGGCAGGGTAATAGAATTGCTTGTACTTGTTTGCACCACGTTCCGCCACAAGTTGTGCAATCTTGTCTCGCAAATCATCAAGCATCGTTTTACCCTCCGTCTTTTCCGGAAGCGGCAAGTTTACATTTGAATCATTCAGAATGGTATCACGGTGGGCTATAATTTTCAGAGTATTGTACAATCCCCACGGAATGATGTCTCCTTTCTTGAATACTCCATAGTCTGCATCAAGAGTTACGAAGCCTATTTCCGCTCCTGCACTGCCGGCAGTAGGCACAACAAATCCGTCATTGTCCATAGTGCTTTCATCACGGTAGTTCTCATCGTTGATTGAACTTGAACTTCCGAAACCTCTTGCACCTTTGTTTGTGAGTGCTGCAATGTCATACGGATTGTACCCGGGAGCGTCGGCGAGTTCAATGTCAGCGATATTCACATGCTCATAACCCTCCGTACTCGTGTAGAACAACCCCCATGGCATATCGTAGTTGTTTTGCTGGTCTTTAGGTGCGACGCAAAGTCTCTTTGTCGGGTCTTTCGGGTCTATATAAAAACATACACCCACGATAGTCTTGTTCTCGTCCGCAATGTCAGAGAATGTACCATCTGCAAACACATAGTCACCAAGTTTGCAACTGCGTTTGTAGAAGCCAACAGTATGAGTGGCGGTGATAGTGCTGCCGTCAAGAAGTGTGATAGTGAGTGTGATTACGCCTTTCGGTGCAAGTTCCTCCTCGCCTATCTTATTAACAGTGAGAACTCCACTCTCTGCATCAATACTTGCGTACGTCTGTCCCTTCACGTCCAAGCTCCACTCAATTTTTGTGAAGTTGTTGCCGTTCACGTTGTTCGGCTTGATAGTGAATTTGTAACTGCCTGTTTCTCCGATGTACGGAACGCCTCCGATAGTAGCACTTGTAAACGTACGCTTCGCGTATTGCAAATAAAGCGGATTGTTTTCATCATCTATCGCTCCCCACTTTGCGAGCATTCTGCGTTTCATCTCAAAATCAAGTATTGCACTATCCGTAACTTTGATTCTGCCTGTTATGTCCGCTTTTGCTTTTCCGCAAAGCATATCAAGATATGTAAGGCTGAAGCCTTCCCAATCCACATCGTGAATCACCACCTCATCAAGCGGTGCGGAATCCGCAAAGCACATCTCAAGTATCGTTCTGCGGTCGGCAATGCCTGTGCCGAGTTTGAGTGTGGAGATGAGCGATGCTCCCTCCATGGTGAGACTTGCAAGGTTAGGCTGCTCATCAAGCGCAAGAGAAGTCAGCGTCGCAGGTAGTGCAGCACTCGTCAAGTATTCAGTAGCAGGGAAGCTCACCTCGCTGAAGTTTGTTCCGATAAGGCTCAACATCGTGAGTTTCTTGCAGCCGGTCAAGTCAAGTCCGCCCTTTAGCGTTGACACATTATTTAATATGAGTTTTTTAATAAGAGGTGCTACCACCGTCAATGCCGTAGGTCTGAACTGCACTTCCGTTTCTCCGTTAACCGTAAATTCAGTAAGTCGCTCGCCGGCAATATTCAACTCTCTGCCAAGGCTTATCTCCGTGAAATCACCGAGGCTACGTAAATAGTCAATGCCGTTGATAAACATATTCGTATTTCCGTCACTCTCGCCAAGGTCTGTAACAAACATTTCTCCTGCTTTCAATCTCGGTGCGAGTGCGTTGCCTTTGCCATACGTAAGTGATTGCCCTTTTGCAAAAGACGGGTATAGCCAATTATGAGGTACGATGCTGAACTTGTAGCTCGTCGGGTTAGTCCCGTCAACTTTCGTTATTGAACGGAAGTTCATTGAACCTGCGGAAGAGCTGCCGTCAATATTGCCGAACTCCCCATAGCTTGCATAGCTGCTCATATACATTATGCGGAGCTTCACCCATTGCAATTCACACTGCAAGCTATCGCCATGGCTCTGCGTCATAGGGTCTGTGCCATTTGTGTATTTGCCTGCGTCTGCTGCCATACGTGCCGCTTCATATACCAAACGTGCAACTTCGTTGTATGCCACGGCAGGGAAATATCTCTGCACGGAGAAGAAGTATTTCTCAAAACATTCCATAGCACCACTACCGCCGCCAAGTTTTTTCATACCAACGAGCATTTCTTTCATCATGCTGCGAAGCTCTGCTGGAAATGCCAGTTCCAACTGATTGAAAAGACTGTTGCCCTCGGAGTTCCAATAGTTTGCTCCGCTCTCGTCCTTGTCGTGCTCCTCAACATAGTACGGCTTGAGCGATTTACCCACGTTGTCGGTAGGGAATATAGTATCAAGGTCGTCCTGCTCCCAATCTATGAGATTGCTCTGCTTTTCATCATTGTAGAAGTAGATGTTTTTGCCACGGTTGTCGCTTGCTCCAATAAACTTGCAAAAGTTGTTCTCAAACATCAGTTCTCGCAGTTTGAAATAGTTGCCTACGTTCTCCTTGAAATACTGCAGACGTGCTGCCTTGAACTTGTCATTGATTGCTATATAATCTGTTCCGGAAGCTACGTTTCCACACTGCTCGTTGATATTGAAGACGGAATACTGTCCCTCTGCAATTTTGGCAAGTCCGGCATCCACCCACGTGTCTGTGATGACATCATAACGCATGAGGTCGTATTTTGCATTGTCACCGCTCGCTTGTGTCAGCCAATAGTGCTTGTTCGTATTGAGATTCGCTGCTTTAAGGAAGTCTGCTTTTGTGCCGTCAAAATAGTCAATATTGTAGTATGTTTTGTATATAAAATTGAACGCATTTTGAATCGGAGTTATCTTGTCAGGATTTCCATACACGAGGCTGAAGTTCTTATCCGCACCGAGTATCCAGTCCTCATCGTCATATATCACATCCTCGCTAATCCACGGTGCACGTCCCATAATCAACGGCTTGTCATTGTCAGCACCCTCTATGCAGACAGTGTTCGGAAGCTGTTCTGCATCATAGCCGAATGTCGGCTCATCGCCTTTGCCGGGTCCGAATGTCATAAACGATTTGAATATCGGCTCTGCGTCGTTTTCGGTCTGCACAAAGAATAAAAACGGCTTTTCTATTACGGCACTACGTGCATTTTCAAACCCCGGTGTGGCAGTGATACTCTTTTTACCGCACACCTCGTTCTTGAGGTCGTTGAATAGTGCCGTTGCTCCTATCTTGTGGCTCTGCATACTTGAAGCAAAGTTTACTTTGCCTACAAGTTTCTTTGCTTTTGGTACATCATTGCTCAACTGATAGTATGCTCCTTTGACGGTGCCGTTCTCATCCGTCCAAGTGCCGCCTGCTCCTTTTGTGAACTTCCACGAACCGTTCCACCAATAGTAAAGCATGGAAGATGTCCCTTGTCCCTTTACTTCCATTTTTGTGAGCGTGCCGCTATGTTCGGGGTCGCCCACGATATGAATTTCAAGGTCGCCCTTAAACGAATCGCTTTTCTGGTCGCCGTAGGTGGGATAGCGACCTTTCCAAAGTATCACATTATATTTCGTTCTTGCAAGGTCATAGTTGATGACACCGTTGCTCATGATGTCATTCTTATCACGGAACGCAATTTTTTCCGCTCCGCTGTCAAGGCTCGCCATATAGTCTTGCATCACCTCCGTGGAGGTGAGTGCTTTCTTGTAAACTTTGATGCCATAAACATCAACGTCCGCTCCGTCTGCCCCCAGACGTATGCCCTGCGATGTCTGCACACCGTCAACGTACTGCACGAATGTGTCAGTAGTGGCATAGTTGAACTCACAATTTATGATTCCGTTAACAAATATACGGCAATAGTTTCTGCCGCTATTGCTGAGGTTGTAGAGCAGATTGATTGTTATTCTCGTCCTTACCCCCTCTTGAAACTGCACATTTTGATTGCTGTATTCCACTTTGCCCTGCGTCAGAAATGCCGCCTGCATGGGGCGAACCTCCAAACCGAGAGGACTACCGTCCGTCTTATAGCTACACATCTTAAGCACTGCCGCATCATCATTTGTCACGTTGTGAGTTCTCAAGTCAAGTTCAATCGTGAGACTATTCGTTTTGTTTGCCGCCATAAAGCCGCTAAACGCTTCATAATCTATTGCCACGGTTCTGCCACTCGGCACTCGCAAACATTTGATGCCGTCATCGTCCGTCACCCAGCCGTCACTCACAAAGCCGAAATTAGTAAACGTAGCAGCAACTTGCTCGCCTGTAACTGTGTTTATGATGCTGGCAGGATTCGCTTCGCTGTTATTGCGGAGTTTTGGGTTGATTACCAAATCCGCTCCGCTTGTCGGTGCAAAGTTCATTGAGTTGTCCACCTCAATACTGATATTGTCACGGATAGTGCTGCCGTTGCTTTCAAAGAGTACACGTACGGAGAACGCTGTCACACCGCTCTCTATCTCAAGCATATTGGAGAATGTGTATTTTGTTTCTCCTTTTGCCCCCGGTTCGGTGTAAGTAAGGTATGTTTCATCTTGAGTGAGGTTTACCACTTTGAAAGTTACCGGCATAGTGTCGCTTGCAGGATTATACACGGCGAAATCAAAGAATTTTCCGGAAGTCCAGTTCACCACGCTCGTTGCCACATTGTTCAGAATGATGTACGGTGTCAAATTTGCGGCATCTTGCACCACCATTACCTGTGACTTGATATGTTCGCTCTCAATGTCAGTGCCGTCAACAGACAGCCACGCTTCTATCTCGTGAACGCCGTGAGAAAGTATCTTCACCGTCTCATCTTCATTGATATAGAACTGTGCCGGTGTTTCAGTATATTCGCCCGTGCCCAAAGCAATAGGCGTAGGAATGAGCATACCGTTCTCTCCGCTGATTTTCAAGTTGAGATGTTTTGCCACACTGCCGCTGTATGTGTATTGCAACGGCATAGAACTTGTAAAGCCGGTGATTGGATTCTGCCACTCGTTGCGGAACTCCAGTGCAAGACGCGTCTTTGTGATTGACTGAAAGACCACGTAGGAGGATGTTGCATTTGTTGTTTCGCCGGTTACTATCACTCGCACTTGGCAAGTACCGCTATTCAGCACATCGCTTATATCAACATCGGTGTAGCTGTCGCTGTCCGCAGGGAGTGACTGAATTGTAAGAGTGCTGATTGTTCTCCATGTGTCGCTCTCGTTTGCTCTGCGTTGAACGGTCAGCACACCACTTTCATAGTTATCCGTTGTATTTCCTGTCATAGGATTGTAGGCTTGAGATGTGAAGCGAAGTTTCAGCACCACGCTGCCGTCAATACTCACGATATTCTTTTGGTCGCTTCCGGAAATGAGTTCAACGATATTGACCGCTCCCTGTTCATCACTGATAGGTATTGCCACATCAAACAGAAGTAAGTCTGCGTTGTCTTCCGGCGCACTATTCCACTCCGCATAGCTGTCTCGGTTTGCAAAGCCACGAATGTGATAGTAACCGTCAACCGCTTTTGTCATAGGCGGAATATAACCACATTTTGACGTAGCCAGTTGTTCGGAACTTCCGAATAACTCCGTCAGCTTCGCTTTTATAAATTCTTCCACTCTTGAGCCTGTATAGCCCTCCCAGTTCGTAGTCAGGTCTTGAATCGCCTCGTCTATGCCTTTTGCCATATTATGTTAGTGTTTAAGTTAGTTTTTATTTTGTTTTCCACGCATCATTGCCTTTCCACGGCTTGTCGCTCCGCCAATAGCCGCTGCCGAAGCAGCTGCTCACCGCTTCCCATATCTTCACGCTGCCACGGTAAAGCATTGCTACAGCCTTACTGCCGATGTACAAAAATCCCACCTGTTTGCTTCCAACGTGTAACATAGCCGTGTGCTTCTAAGATTCAACGATGTAGTAAAGTTGTCCCTCAACGGCTTCTCCGTTGTCTATGAGCATCTGCATGGCTTCTTCGCTTGCTATCTCAATGGGAGTGTTCATCGCAATAGCATTTGCTTGGTCGTTAGTTACTCCTGCACTGATAAGTGTGCTGCCGTCATAGATGTATGCTCTTCCGTCATCAGCCACGAATATGCAGTCTTTGCGAATCATGTCACCGGAATAGAAGTTTTTTAGGTTTGTCCAATTTGTGTAATAGTGCCAGCCTTCCGCATCGTTGCCCTCTGCTGCATAGAAGTTTTTTAATGCTTTGTCATAGACAACTCTCTCGTTAATCATCTCGGGGGATGAATCATGCATCGTATAATTACCTGCGGCATTTGTGATGCCCTCAAACCTCACCACGCTCACATCCGTTGCGTCTATTACAGTGCCGACTGTCACTCCGAGCGTTTCACCGTTTAACGACACCGGAATAACCGCACTGCGTTCAGCACTGCTTAGTTTATTAAGTTCAGATATTTTCATAATCTATATTTTTATGTGTAAGACAAATCCGTTCCGTAGGCACTCATTATCACCCACTTCCCTGTGACACCTTCCTTCTCCGTAGGGCAATACATCAGCTCTACCACACCGTCAAAGAGATTTATCCTCCTGGGGTTGCCTCCGTCGGCGTTCTTTGCACCGCTTATATAATAGCCGTCGGCGGAAACAATTTTCAATGACGGTCTGTTTGTATAGTCGGCACTGGTGCTGCAAATGATAACACGTGCTCCCACATCATTCATAGAGCCGGGGAGAACGATAACACCATCGCTGTTATACGAAAGTTTCAGCACGGAGGCATTAGTCGCCATATTATACACTTTGGTGTATATTTCACCGTTCAGTTTGAAAGACAAATCATTAACGAAGTCGCTATCCCTCAATGCCTTGAATTTTGTTACAATATCCCCTGCGAACTCGCCTTTGAGTGCTTTTATATATCCCTTATTGAAGTTGATTTGCACATTTGGGACAAAATTCCCTGTCTTAAATTTTTCATAATCGGTGCTTGCTTCGTTGCCGGGTTTTGTAACGCCCTGCTGACTTATCATGAAGTCACCGTAAAAAACAGCACTTGCAAGTTTGGCAAATTCCGCCATTATTACATCGGTAAATATTGACTGAAATTTAT